CAGGGACGGGTGCGATTGCTGGGGCCTTCTGGCCCTGATCTACGAAGAGCAGTTGGGCACTCCGTTGCCCGAGTACAGCGGCAAGCGCTGGCAGCACGGCGGCAAGGCCGATGAAGTAGGCCCCGGTGCCGCGACCTATGCCTCGATGTTCGAGCCTATCGAGCCGGGCACCGAGCGCCTCGGCGACGGGGTACTCATTAGAATGAGAGGCCACCCACTTCACGTGGGCATGGTGGTGGAACCCGGCGTGATGATTCACGCCCACGAAGGTGCCGATGCCTGCCTCGAGCAGTACCGCAGGCCCGAGTGGGAAAAGCGGGTTCTTGGCTTCTACCGATACTTGGCCTGACATGCAGCAAACGACCGACCTGATCACAACCAAGGCTCCCTCTGGGGGCCTGCCGGTCGTTTGCCAGCCCCACGCATTCTCGAGCGCCTACTCCACCGGCATCACGCCTCAAGGCCGCAACATCCGCGAGATTCTTGAGGCGCTCGAGTTGCCCTTGGTGGTGCAGCAGTACGTGCGCGTGTGGGTCGATGACTACGAGGTGCCTGCCGAGTATTGGGGCCGGGTAAAGCCCAAGGAAGGCCGCACGGTGTACGTGCGCGTGATGGCTCACGGCGGTGGCGGCAACAAGATGCTCCGCACCGTGTTGTCGATCGCGATTGCGGTTGCAGCGGTTGCGACAGGGCAATACTACGCAGCCGAGATGGGCTTCACGACGCTGAATGCAGCGGGGGCCACGGTGCTCACCACGACGGGTCAAGTGGTTGCAGCCACGATCACGGTCGGCGTGAACATGCTTGGCAACATGGCGTTGAACGCGCTGATCCCGCCCCAACTGCCCACAAGCCCAGAATTTGGCAGCATGGGTTCGCCTCGGTATCAACTCACCGGCACGCAGAACCGCTTCGAGCCTTATGCCACGATCCCGCGAGTGTTCGGCAAGCGCCGCATGTATCCGCTCATGGCCGCTCGCCCCTACTCCGAGACGCAGGGCAACGACGAGTACCTTCGCATCGCTCTGGTAGTGGGCTGGGGGCCTGTACGAATCACTGATATCCGCATCGGCGAAACGCCGATCACGGCTTATGAAGGCGTGGAGTACGAGGTTCGCGAGGGCTGGGATACCGACGCGCCGCTCACCAAGTTCACCCAAACGGTGACTGAGCAACAGTTCTCTGTGCTCTTGGAGAAGCCGACCGAAAGTGCTGCGAACTGGAGCACGCGCACCACTGACACCAACACCAACGAGATCATCCTTGATCTCTCGCTTCCCTCCGGTCTTGCCTACTTCAATGACAGCGGTGGCCGAGATTCCATCTCTGTTACGTTTGAAGTTCAGTACCGGCAAGTCGGCACGGTGAACTTTTCTTCGCCAACATGGTTGAGCGCGGAAACGGGCTTTGAGACCCCCGGCCTGATCACAGTGAGCGCAGCCGATACGTCTGCGGTTCGTGTTTCTGGTCGGTTTCTTCCCGGTGGCACAGCGCAGTGGGAAGTGCGCGTTCGCAAGACGACAACAGAGCGTGGGAGCCGCTACGTTGAAGCGGCCTACTGGACGGTTCTTCGCAGCATTCAGCCGTCGAACCCAATCCAGCAAACCGGCCTTGCCCTGATCGCGATTCGCATGAAGGCCTCGGGCCAGTTGAACGGCGTGCCCAACACGATCAACTGCTTGGCTGAAAGCTACCTGCCGGTCTACAACGGCTCCACGTGGTCGTGGGCGATCAGCCGCAATCCCGCATGGGCCTATGCACATGCGCTGCGCTACCGTGGCCCCGAGCAGATCATCCCAGACAGCCGAATCGATCTCGCGGCAATTACCGCATGGGCTACTGCCTGCGCGGCAACGGCTCCAAACGCCTCAGAGCCTCGTTGGTGTTTCGACGGGGTGATCGAGGGCGGCTCTGTGTTCTCAGCACTGAGGCAGATTGCCGCTCACGCTCGAGCCACGTTCACGGTGCGCGATGGCAAGTATTCCATCGTTCGCGAGGTCGAACAGACCGTGCCTGTGCAGCACATCACTCCACGCAACTCTTCCGGCTATCAAGGCACAAAGCAGTTCTTGGACTACCCACACGCACTGCGCGTGCAGTTCGTGAACGCAGCCGCCAACTTCCAAGAGGACGAGGTCATCGTGTACGACGATGGCTACAACGCCTCAAACGCCAGCAAGTTTGAATCACTCGAGTTGCCCGGTTGCACTTCTGCATCGCAAGCATGGCGTGAGGGCCGCTACCTGATCGCAGCCGGTCGCCTGCGGCCCGAAGAGCATGTGGTGAACATGGATATCGAATCGGTTCGCTGCACTCAAGGCGATCTCGTTCGGTTCTCGCACGATGCGATCTCGATCGGCTTGGCCTCCACGCGCATCCGCACGATGACCTTGAATGTAGGCTCGATCACTGAAATCTTTCTCGAGGATCAGGTTCAGTTCGAAGCAGGCAAGAACTATGCGCTGCGGGTTCGCAACGCCTTCGGCACCTCTACGGTGATCTCAGTTCTGAACCCGGGCAACACGATCACCGATCAGGTAACGGTCACTTCGCTGCTGGGCTACGTAGGCTCTGGGATTCGCGATGGCGATCTGGTGATGTTCGGCGAATCGTCGCTTGAATCTGCGCCGATGATCGTGAAGCGCATCGAGAACGGCCCGGACTTCACGGCTCGCCTCACGCTGGTGGACGCACAAAGCGGCATCTACACCGCCGACTCTGGTTCAATCCCTGCGTTTTCCAGCTTCATCTCGGTGCAGACTCCGATTGAGCAGGTTCGGCCAAGTACGCCTTCAATCGCCAACGTGCGGTCGAACGAAACCGTGTTGCTGCGCCTCTCCGATGGCACCTTGCAAGATCGCATTGCGATCGACATGAACTCTCCAGCCGCTTCCTTCTCTGCGGTGGAAACCTACGAAACACAATGGCGGGCCGTGGGGGAACGAAGCTGGGCCGTTCAATCAACGGCAAAAGACAGCCCGATCTACTTGTCCCCCGTGCTTTCCGGCAAGCAGTACGAGTTCCGCATTCGAGCCGTGAGCCGCTACGGCGCAGCGAGCGACTACACCGCAACAACCACGCATTTGGTGATCGGCAAGACGACCCCGCCAAGCGCCGTCGGTTCGATGACAGCGACGCTCGATGGTGGGCAAATTCTGCTTTCTTGGGCCGCAGTTCCTGACCTTGATCTCTCCGAGTACGAGGTTCGCTACGGCACTACATGGAACACGGCGACCTCAGTTGGCCGAGTACGATCGACCACGCTTCGAGTTGCGCCTGCTGCGCTTGGCACGCTCACTTGGCTGGTTAAGGCGGTGGACAGCATTGGCTTGCTTTCAACGACAGCGACTTCGGCAAGCTACACATTGACAGGCCCTCTCGCGCCGACACCTCAGTCGTCGTTCTCTTCTGATCAAGTTGTTCTGCGATGGAGCGCCCCGGTATCGCTGCTTCCGATCGATTCCTACGGTGTGGGCATCTTCGGCACGTTCTCACAGAGTGGCACATCCGTCACGGTAACGATCAACGATCACCGATATGCCGTTGGCGGCGTGGTGGAGATCGACTTCCTTACAGGCAGTGATTCAGCCACGCCAACAGACGGCATCTACACGATCACGGCAAAGACCGCGAACACATTCACCTTCACGGTAACTGGATCGTTCACTCGCACCGGAACGCTGCTTGTAGCCATTGGAACAATCAAGGCCACCACGTTCTCCACGAAGGCGAATTGGGGCGGCTCTCGCACTTTCTGCGTTCGCGCAATCGATGCAAACAAGAACCTCGGCTCAATCGGCACGGTAGAGGCCAACGTCGCGCTGGCGCAGGCACCAGCGATCACCACTCAGGTGGTGGACAACAACGTGCTGCTCTACTGGAACGATGTTGTTGGATCGTTGCCCACCCAGACGTATGAAATCCGCAAGGGTGCAACGTGGGCCGGTGGCACTGTCATCGGCACCAAGTCCGGCATCTTCACTTCGGTGTTCGAAGTAGTTTCCGGCACGTACACCTATTGGATTGCAGCGGTCGATACCGCAGGCAACTATGGCACCGCAGGAAGCGTCAGCACGAAGGTGAACCAGCCACCAGATTACGTGTTGAAGATCGACTCATTCAGCGCGTTTGGCGGCACGAAATCCAACATGGCGGCCTCGGGCGATGGTGGATGGCTTCTGCCCGTCAACACCTCTGAAACCTATCAGGCTCACTTCACCTCAAGGTCATGGACAACGCCGCAGAATCAGGTGGATGCGGGCTTCCCGTTGTTCATTCAGCCCACGGTCACGACTGGATACTACGAAGAGATCATCGATCTGGGGGCATCGGTTGCCGGATCAAAGGTTTCTCTCGCGGTCAACGGTTCGACGGTATCTGGCACCATCACTGTGACTACAAAGCTCTCGATTAGCCCGGACAACTCAACGTGGACGGACTTCGATAACGTCACATCGATCTTCGGCTCGAACTTCCGGTATGTGAAGTACAGAGTAACGGTCACGGGTGGATCGACTACATCGGTTTATCGCATCTCAGGTTTGAACCTGCGGGTTGATTCGAAGCTGATCAACGATGCCGGGAATGCCACGTGCAATGCCGCTGATGCTGGTGGCACTGTGGTGAACTTCAACACCCCGTTCGTGGATGTTGTGAGCATCGAGGTGACGCCAAAGGGCACAAGCCCCGTGATCGCAATGTACGACTTCACCGATGTGCCTAACCCCACATCGTTCAAAATTTTGTTGTTCTCGACCTCCGGCACTCGCGTGAGCGGTGATGTTTCGTGGTCGGTGAAAGGCTACTGATATGGCAAATTGGAATCAACCGTCGCTTACCGACACCTACGCAAACTTCTTAGCCTACCTCGATGCGCGGCTCGACGATCTTGCGTATGGCCTCGATCCTGCGCTCACAACCGTAACCAACGCGCCGACAAGCTCGGTTCGTTGGAACAGCGCAACCAACCGCTGGGAGAAGTACAACGGCACTGCATGGGCTGCGCTTTCATCGTCTTACGCCATCGATATCTCTGGGAATGCAGCGACAGCAACAACGCTTGCAACGGCTCGGACGATCAACGGAACCAGCTTCAACGGGTCTGCGAACATCACGGTCACCGCCAGCACCACTCAGGCGATCACGTTCAACAACGGCGGCAGTGGCAGTGCGAGCGGCACGACATTCAATGGCGGCACGGCCATCACGATCTCCTACAACTCCGTTGGTGCCCCCAAAGCAGACGGAACAGGGGCATCGGGTACTTGGTCAATCGCCATCTCCGGCAATGCCGGAAGTGTGACGAACGGCGTCTACACGACAGGCGATCAAACGATCGGTGGCGTGAAGTCTTTTAGCGCCGCTCGAGCCAAGGTATCAAATGCCGGTTATGCGATGTGGGAGATGGAAATTCCGGGAGCGCACGCCAGAGGCTTCTATCTGGACACGAGTGGCGTTGTTCGCCTCTCTACAACCAACGGATCAGGCGTTGCATCCACATCGCTGCTTTCGATCGATGGATCGGGTAACGGTACTTTTGCTGGCGACGTAACCGCCTACTCCGATGAACGCCTGAAGCAAAACTGGCGTGATCTCCCCTTGGATTTCATTGAACGCCTTGCTCGCGTGAAGATGGGCATCTACGACCGCAAAGACAGCGGCCACACGCAAGTTGGTGTTGGTGCTCAAAGCCTTCGTGACGAAGCCATGCCAATGGCCGTTCTCGAGGGCGCGGGCGGCATTCTCTCCGTCTCTTATGGCAACGCTGCGCTTGCAGCGTGCGTGGCTCTGGCTCGCGAAGTGTTGCTGCTCAAGACAGAGATCGCAGCATTGAAAGGGTAAGCCATGACGCTTCCAGTATCACCCAATTCGATCTCGCTTTCGCAGGTCAACGTCGAACTTGGCCGGTCTTCAACAGCCGCGATCAGCATGAACGAGAGCGCGGTTCGAACGCTCTTCGCCGTTGCAAGCGGCGCGATCAGCATGTCCAACGGCTACGGAAAATCAAACCGCGCCACGGCAAGCTATGTGTTCGCCGCGAACGCAACTCAAACCACGATCAACGTCTCCACGCTCAGTGGTTATGTGGCCGGGACGACTGATATCACTATCACTGTGAACAGCGGTGTGTATGTCTATTCGACCTCCACGGCAAGCCCTGCAATCGCTATCTCGGGTGGCACCACGGGTGACACCATCAAGGTCGTGAACAACGGCTTCATCATGGGTCAAGGTGGTAACGGCGGCTGGAACGCAACCACTGCCGCAACAGCAGGTGGCCCAGCAATGAGCATCACTCGCCCGATCAGCGTCCAGAACAACGGCTACATCGGCGGCGGCGGTGGTGGCGGTGCCGGTGGCATTAACACCAGTTCGTACACAGGCGGCGGTGGCGCAGGCGGCGGTGAGGGCGGTCGCTTTACCGGCTTCCCAAATACCTTCAACGCCGGTGGTGGCCCCGGTAGCGCAGGTACGGGCGGCGGTCAGGTCGGCGGTGGTGGTGGCCGAATCATGCCCGGAACAGGCGGCGCGGCGATCAGTGTGGCTGGAGCAAGCAACCCGTATGGTGGAGACACATACGTTGGCGGTAATGGCGGCGGTGCAGGCGGTTCTGGCTCCGTCTATTACAAGAACAGTTCATCCGTCAATAACGCTACATCTGGTGCGGGCGGTAGCGCGGGTGGCGCGGGCGGCTCCGGCACTTCAAGCAGTGTTGCTGGCGCTGGCGGTGGCGGTGGCGGCTATGGAGCGTCTGGCGGTAATGGCGGCTCCGCTGGAGCGTTGGGAACTGGTGCCGCAGGCGGTAAAGCGATCAACACCAGCGGCAACGCCGTCACTTGGCTTGCTGGATCGGCTAACGTGTACGGGAGTGTTTCGTAATGTTCAAGATTTTCAATCCGCTCACAGGACTTCATCAAGAAGCCACCAGCGAATCATCGGCAAGAGAATTGTGGGCCAGCACCATTGTTGCAACAGCCGCTCACTTCACGCAGAACCCGTTTGTGCAAGGCCGTTATTTGTACGACGCAGCGTGGGCGGCTGATTTTGATGTGGCTTATGCGTTCTACTGCGCGAAGCACGAAACTGCCGTAACCGACGTTCTCGCCACCGTTGGGTTGGCAGTCCTTACGCACGCGCATTCCGTGTTCAACACAACAACCGGGGAGCGCTGGTCAAACACCTTTGCTTACATTGGCGCTGGTGGCAAAACCTTCCACATCAAAGTTCACGACTCACAGGTCACAGATTGGTATGAGAAGAATGGTGAAGTGAACGGCCAAACTTATGAGTGGGTCGCGTTTGACCTTGCAACGGGTGAGCCGATCGAGGTCTACGAACTCAGTTCACCGGGCACGCTGCAAAAGCGCAACCTGCTCGAGCCAACAGCGCCCGTCGTTGAAACGCACTTCATGCCGCTCGCAGAGATGCCGCTGGAAGTTGTGCAAGCCGTCGGCGACATGCCCTACAAGGAAACGATCACCGCTTACTCTGAAAAGGCTTATGGCCTGATCGTGGAGTACCTGCCGCCGTACCTTGTGCCAGAGGTTGAATGGCCTAGCGAGATCAAGTTCGAGGTCGCCAACTTGCGCGAGCAGGAGCTTTTCAACGCCAGATCGACGGCCAAAGCCTCCGTCACGGTCGTGAAGATCACCATCAACGAAGACGAAAGCGAAACGTGGGAACCACACGTTTTCACTGAATAACCGAAAGCCCACATGACCCGAAAAATCGTAGCCATCCTTGGTGTGGCCGGAAGCGGCAAGACGCTGGTCGCTCGCCATCTTGTGGAGGCCTACGGCTTTCAGCGCACGCGCTTTGCGGGGCCGCTCAAGAACATGCTGAAGGTGGGGCTTGGCCTCACCGATGAGCAGGTGGACGGCAACGCCAAGATGGAGCCTCTCGAGGCCCTTGGCGGTGCCACACCGCGCCACCTGATGCAGTCTCTCGGCCATGAGTGGGGCCGCAGGATGATTCACCCCGATGTGTGGGCCACGGCTTGGAAGCGCAGCACCCAAGACCTCGACGGCTTGATCGTGGCCGACGATCTGCGCTACCCCAACGAGGCGCAGGCCGTGCGCGATCTGGGCGGCGTAATCTGGCGCGTCTACCGCCCGGGCCTTGCCACGATGGATCACGGCTCAGAGCGTGCCCAGAACAAGATCACCGAGGACGCCTTGATCAACAACGCCACCAGCATCGCCGACATGATCAAGTCGGTCGATCTGCTTGCCCACCGCCTGATCGAAAGCTGATCACCCGTTTCCGGTTGCCATGAAGGACTTTGGCCCCCGCGCCTCTGAAGCCGGGGGCCTTTTTTTAGGTGACCCAAGGCGGGGACAGTGCCCGGTTCTGTGTGAGTTCATCGATCTTCGCGTCGAGCACAGCCTGCCAGCTTGCAATCGATGGAGCGCCAAGCGCTGCCTCGACCCAGCCCTGCACCTCGATGGCCGTGAGGTCTGCAAACTCGGTGAATGCCATCGGATCGACCGCGCCGATCTGCAAGTTCAAGAGTTGATCCACGATCACCCCGTCCCCGTTGTCGGCCTTGAGCAAGCAAACCACGCGCTTGACCACATCCTGAAGGCCAGCTTCGGCAAGGCGGCTTTCAAGCGTGAGGAACTGCCATGAGTACGTGTTGGGCATCTCGCCTCCAATGTGGAAGCGGCGAGCGTACCGGGCGCACCTCAGTTGATGCGGACACGTTTGTGCCTACCCCTTGAGCACGCTTTTGTGCCGCACAGTGTGCGAGGCTGGATAGAAACCCATGAAAAAACCCCCGACAAGCTGGCTTGTGCGAGGGTTTGTGCGAGTGATGATACGCAGGCGACGCAGATTGCGCTTCTGGTGATGGCGGTGGAGGTGGGATTCGAACCCACGGAAGTCGTTGAAACTTCGGCGCTTTTCAAGAGCGCTGCCTTAAACCGCTCGGCCACTCCACCGAGAAACTCTCACGCTGATGATACCGCCGGGAGGATTTCAAGACCGTTTGAGCCTTGGTTCACCGGTTTTCCACAGCCGACTTGCGCTTGCGGATCAACAGCTTGTCCACAGCGCAGGGTTTTGGCCCGGTCAAAACTGTGCGAGTGTGTGCCGTAACGGGCATGACACCCCCTCACTTGGATGAGGCTTCAGCGGCCATCTCGGCCTCGTCCCATGCCGTGTTCGAGCCGTACCCCTTGCGAATGTAGTCGAGGTAAATCTCAGTGGTCTTCACCGAAGTATGGCCGAGGTGCCCGGACAGCGCATAGATATCGCCGCCCTGCTCGAGCCAGCGGATCGCGAAGGCGTGCCGCAGCTTGTGGAAGCTGAAGTAGGCCACCGAGCGCCCCGCCTTGGACTCTTCGGCCATCGCTTGACGGGCCAGTCTCCCCCACAGCCCAGCCGCCCCCGTGAACACCTCCCCCATGCCGTGCCAGAAGACCAGCGGTTGCCCGATGCGCCGGGGCTGGCTCGAGAGCGTGGCCGTGGCATCGCCTGCCGGGTTCTTCAGCGCACAGACCCGGGGCCGGGTGGTCTTGGTGTGGAAGAACCGCACCTCACCCCGTTCGAGCCGCACATCCCGCCACGTGAGGCCCACGGCTTCGCCCTGCCTGCATCCTGTATAGGCGGCAAACCGTATCAGACCGGCAAAGCTGGGGCTGGCCTGAGCGGCCACCAGTTCGATCTCGGCCACGGTAGGCACGTAGAACGGGGCACGGGTTTCGGGGATCACGCCTCGATCCCATGCCTTCACGGGGTTCTCATGCCACACGCCAAAGGCCACCGCCGCACGGAACACCTGCGACAGCGCGGTCAGATCGCGCCTGATGGTGGCATTCGAGGTGGCGGGTACCTTCACCCCATCCAGCACCAGAACGCCCTTCCTGCGGGCTTTCACGAACTCACCGATGGCCCGGGTATCGATATCGGCGAGCCGATAGTCCGCGAACATGGCCGAAAGCATCCTGATCGAGCCGAGGTAGCGCTCGCGGGTGGTCTCTTTGATGCCCTCTCCGGGCTTGGCCTGCGCGATCACTTCGTTCCAGTTGACCACGGCCTGCTTGAAGGTGGGGTGTTCGACCGGTGCGCCGGTCACTTCTGCCTTGAATTCCTCGAAGGCTGATCGCGCCCTTTGCGGATCACGTGTTCGAAGGCTTCGTCGTACTTCCCCGGTGCCCTTGACCCAGAGCCTGCCGTAGGCGACGCCGTTGCGCCAATAGATGCCGTCCTCTTGCTGCACCGCTCTTTCTCCCGAAGTGCGATCCAATCCAGAAACCGGGCTTTACAGATAGCCCACTTGCCCCGGGCGGCGAACTGCACCGCGCCGGGAATCTCGCCTCGGTCGCACATGGCCTGAACGGCTCTCACCGACAGGCCCATGTGCTGGGCCGCTTCCTTGGCCGAGATGCGCTCCACGTTACTCGGGGTCGCTGAGGCCGGGAGCCGGTACCTCCGTCTCGCCATTTTCACCAGCAGGAGTTTGGGGAGGCTCGGCAGCGCCTTGTGCGCTTTGTGCGCTTTGTGCGTCTTGTGCGCTTTGTGCGCTTTGAGCAGGCGCAGGATTCAGTTGCGCGTTCGCTTGCGCCACCAGCTTGGCAACGAGGCGGGTCACGATCTTGTGCGGCAGTTCGGATTGATCCAATGCCGCGAAGATCGCATTGGCCTCATCGATCGACAGGTCGGTGAAGGCGATCACGGGTTGGGGGGTGGTTTGCTCTTGCATGGTTGCTCCTTGCGGGTTGATGAAATCAGACGAATGGGGTGATGTTGGCCGGTGTCCAGCCTTCGGGCTTGCCGATCTTGCCGCCTGCGAGGATCACGGGCTTGCCGTCCACCAGCTTGGCGTCGTTGGCATCGAGCACGGCCTGATCAGCGCCATCCTTGTTCATGTCGGCGAGGTAGGCGATGCCGTCGCCGGTCACGTTGCGATCGCACAGCGCATCAAGCGCTTCGGCGCGTCGCCCGTAGGGGATGTGCGCGGCGATGAGTTGCTTCTTGAGCAGGTAGCCCAACGAGTTCAACTCGCTCACCACAAAGCGCAGGCGATCGTTGATCAGGTTCATGTCGCCATCATCGAGTTCGAGGCAGGCAAGAAACTCGGCTTGCTCTTCGAAGTCGCACCCGATTTGCACCGAGGTGTTCTTGATGGTTTGCGATTTGCCGCAGGCCTTGAGCCATGCTGCGGTGCGTTGGAAATTGGTCATGGTTTGAGGTGTCCTTGTTCGATGAGCAGTTGAACGGTGCGGATATAGGCTTGATCCCACATCTCATGCCGCTCCTGCCGTTTCATGTCTTTGCCCTGATCGAGTTCGCGGTGGCACTCCACGCACAGAGCCGCGCAGAGTGCGTCCGACACCTTGATGCCCATGCCCTTGCCGCGATTGCGGTGGGCTGGTTGGGTACGCCCTGCCGTGCCGCAGTGCTGGCATGGCAGTTCGCACACAAGGCGTCGAAACGCTTCGCTCCGAAAAATCATGAGCAGGTGGTTGTGCAGTTGGAGCCGTAGCAGCACGTGGTGCAGATCGTGGTTCTGCCGTTCACGAAGTAGGTGTTCGTGACGCAGCTTGCCCAGACGAGCGAAGAGGTGGTTGCGATCCAAAGGGCAATCAGTGCCTTCTTCATGGTTTTCTCCTTAAATGCTTGATGCAGTGAATGTGTGATTGCATTGCGCGTTCACGAAATGCGAAGAACCTCGACCGTGTGCTCACTGAGCGAGGTTGTGTAGGTTTCCTTGCCCCATTGCGAGGACAGGATCGAGCACACGCCAGAGCGCACGCGCTCGGCACCGTACTTGCCTACGTTGATCTCCTGCACGCTACCAATATCGGCGGCTAAGTTGATCTGGGGTTGAATGAACGATTTCACTTCGCCGTAGGGGAACGCCAGTGGTGAACGTGACTTACGTTGCTTCACCTCGAGGCCGTTGCTGAACAACTCGTTGTCGTCCGTGATGATTGCGTACTGGCAGTCGATGCCCTCGAGGAATCGAATGACCCGTTGCAGTTCGCGAATCTGAATTTCTTTCATTGCGTCTTCTCCACTTAGTTGATGGTGGGCCTACTCGCTGCACTGGTTGCGCTGCACCGGGTTCCCCCAGCACGCCAGCATCCGCTTTCGGCCCGAAACCTTTATCGAGTTGCGTAGCTGCCCAACATCACGGGCACTTCACCGCGCAGGCTGGTGTCAACCAAGCGAGCGAACTCTTGCGCCATCGCTTCGTCGTGCTCTTCCTGCTTCACGATTCGCAGGCTGATCGACGGCTTGTCGTTGCTGGTGATCACGCTCAGGCGCAGCACGAAGTTGCGTTCCATGAGGCCGTGATACGGCGTGCAGTTGAAGTAGATGGTGGTGGGGATCGGGTCGGCGCTGGTGGCCTGCACGTTCTCGAAGGTGCTGCGGCTTGCACTGAGCGACTTCTCTTCGCTTTCCAGCTTTCGCATCGACTCGATCGTGATCTTGCGAATGGCCGCGATCGCCTTGGGGGGCGACACGCTCTCGCTATCCTTGAAGAACAACAGGTACCCGGCCCAATCCTCGAAGAACTCGGCAACGCTCGCTTGGCCGATGCCGCGACCGTTGGCGTGTGCCTTGAGGGCTTCGTATGCGGCGGTGATCTTGGCCTTCACCACGGCCTTGTTGTCGGCGTGGCCCGGGGCGGTAGGCGTGCCCAGATTCAGCACCGCAGTGGCCGACATGGCGTCGGCATCCACGAACACCGCAGCGCCCGCTTCGAGGTTGGTCTTCACGTAGGAAGCGAAGTCGGCAACGGCGCTGGTGGACATGGTGCCGCGAGCACGACGGCGGGTGGGCATGTAGCCCTCGAGGTCGTGCATCTTGAAGTGCTCAGGAAGAGCGGCAGCGCCTTCGGCTTGCAGGGCGTGCGTGACGGCTTCTTCGGCTTGGCTGATTGCAGCGCCTTCGGCAAGCGCTTCGATTGCATCTTTGTCGAACATGGTGGTGTCTTTCTATCGAGTGGAGGAAGGGCTTAGGCTTCGTTGGCCTTGGCCTTGGTTTCGAACATTTGCAGTTGGTTCTCGGGGGTGATCGACAGCTTGCCGAACTTGCCCACGTGCATCGGGGTGCTGCGCTTTTCCTTCTCGCTGGCCTCGCCGTCCATCGTTGGGCGGGTGAACTTCAGCGTGTGGCCGCAGTGGACTTGCGATGTGCCGGGAATCTTCGAGAGGTTGAACTCGATGGTGACCTTGCCCATGCGTTCGTTGTCCACAACTGATGCGGCAACGGTGGACAGCGCGATCGACAGCTTGCGTTCGAAGACGCCGCCATCGAGTTCGCTGATGAACTCGGACACATCGGTGGCTGCTGAGGTTGATTGATGGCTCATGGTTTTCTCCTTTGGTTAGAAACTTTTTTGTACGTGGATTCGCTGCTTCAGCAGGTATCCCTCGAGCGCCCACAGCTTCTCGAAAGCGTTGTCGTAGGCGATCGACTCGCCGATCTCTTGGTTGAAGTTGGCCGGGTCAACGCAGGCTGATTCGCCGGTCACGGTGAAGCCGTTCTCCACGGTGATAACGCAGACGGTGAGCGTGGTGCCGCGAAACTGGTGGTAGGCCACCTTGGTGATCTTGGCGGTGATGGATTCTTTGGTGACTTGGTTCATGTGGTGCTCCAAAGTTGGATTGCGGCTTGCCAGCCGAGGCCAAGCGCAAAGCCGAACGTGGCGACGATGCCGATGTAGACAACCAGAATCAGTACAACGGCGATCGAGCCACCCACGAAGCCCGTGAGCAGGGTGAACAGGTCTTTCATTTGTCCGTCCTAAAGAATTTGTCGATGCGCTTGCATAGGCGTGCATCGGTGAGTTTTGCTCGCGCTTCCTTGAGCAGGCCCACCAACGTGGCGATCTGATCGGGGATGGCCCCGGGCAGTTCTTGGAAAGGCTTGCTGGCCTCTTCCTCGTCATCAAAGAGCGATCGTTGGGCCGAGCCGATGTGCTTTGTGAAGCAGACCGGCCCCATGCCGTTGATCACACTTTCAGGGTTAGTGATCTTTCGATTGCACCGAGTGCAGCGATCAGTGAGCGCGGCCATCGGGTGGTGTCTTTCTCATGAATGCTCGCAACAGCGCGTCGGGCTTTGGCACCCGATTGCGATCGCGTGAGCGGCGTGCTTTTTCCGCATTGCTCATGCGTGGTCGCGGGGCATCCTCGCCCTCACCGATCACGAACACAGGGAAGTACGGGCCGTTCTTGCCCCGGTTCCAATGGTCGATGTGGATCATTTTTTTGCCGTGCAGGTAGTACAGGTAGCGACGCGCTTCTTTCTCCGAGAGGAAGGCCACCGATGCCGCGATAAACACATCGATCTCTTGTCCAGAGTTCAGTGCGGCCATGAGCAAACGCATGTGGCTGGTGTCCTCGCGGCGAATCGGCATTACGTCCCTTCGATGATTCGCTTGCGCTCGAGCATCGCCGATGCGCCCAGATAGGCTTCTTCGGCCACTCGATCCCAATCGATGATGGTTGCGCCGCTGATCAGGCCGTCCATCAAAGAGATGGCAAACTGATCGAGCACCGTGAGGCCACCGTGCGGGAACGTGGCAACGCATTGCCCATTGCCGCCGTAGACCATCTCGGCCACGGGAGCGATGAAGCCGCCCGTGCGCCGTTCGAACTCAGTGCGAGACGCTTCGCCGCTCACTTCAGCCCCGCAGGGGTGAGCCTGTGACGCCAGCCTCTTCGCAGAAGCGACCAATCGTGCGTGCCCATTCTTCGCGGCGTGCGTGACGGGCGGCATACAGGCGGCAGTTCTCGAGCGCGGCCCGCAGCTTGTTGACCTCGGCTTGCGCTTCGGCCAACGCATCGACGCCGATTTCCAGCCCGATCACAGCGGCGTGCAGCACGGCGGTGGTCACTTCAGGGGACATTGCGGAAACGCCCTCTGCGGTGTTCGCATCGGTTCGCAACTCCACTTCCTGCGCTTCAGCGGGGGCTTCGGTGGCGACCTCCGGGGTAGGCTCCGGGGTAGCTTCAGAGGCTGGCTCAAGGGTGGCTTCAGCCGTGGCTTGAACCCCGGCTTGAGGGGTGGCGTCGACGGTGGCTTGAAGGGTGGCTTCAGGGGTGGCTTCAGCGGTGGCTTCAGCGGCGGCTTGCGCCAACTCTTGGGTGTTCTCTTCGGTCATTGCATCTCCTTGGTGGTGGTTTCTTTGGTTGCACGAAGCACGCGCTGAGAGCGGCCTGAATGGCCCTCACGGCGAGTGCCGGTGTCTTCGATGTAGCCCTTGTCGATCAGGGCCTTGTACCGAGCGGTGACGCTCGAGTACGGCAAGTTGGGGAACAGCGCTCGAACGTCGTCGCTGATGCAGCCTTGATCGCCGAAGCTGCGGATCGCTTCGTAGACGAGCGATTCCAGCTTGGAGGTGTCCACCGCCTGAGCGGCTTCGTGGCTGGTGTCCGGGTCGCCCCGGCGTGCCAGCTTGTTCCAGAGCGTGCCGAAGAACGGCTTCGAGGTTTCGGGCTGCATGGCAATGCTCAGAACGGAATGTCGTCGTCCATGTCATCGAAGCCGCCGCCTGCCGGTGCCGCCGCTTGTGGGCGTGGCTGGCGCTGAGGTGCGGCCTGCCCTTGAGGGGCGTTGCCTTGCTGGGAGTTCTTGTCGCGGATTTCAAAGCGCGAGATCACGATCGAATCCTTGTTCTCCGGGTTGGGCACGCCAGCCGGGTTGAACGTGCGAAGGATCGTGATGAACGTGGAGCCGTCGTCCTTCTCCCAGACGTTGCCGATGTTCACGTAGCGGCCCTTCGAGTTGCCATCGCGGTCAACGTAAGAGCCGGTCTTCACGGCGAGATCGTGGGTTTTCTTAACTGCCATTTGGTTCACTCCTGATTTGCATGAGTTCATCGGCTGATACGCCCATGAACTCGGCTGATTTGATGATCATGTCGGCACGCATCATTCGCGCACCCGCTTCATGCCATCGGACGGTGTTGACCGAGCACTCCAGCTTTGCAGCCAGATCGCGCAGCCATACTTTCTGACGACGACGCACGGCGCGAAATTGCTCGCCGAGCGCCATCTCCACTTCACCCTTGGGCTGAGGCTTGGTTGCCATCGGTGGTTTCTCCTGCGGTGGTTCCTTCGGCTTTCGCGTCGGGGGTTGCGGGAGGCGCATCGGTGGCGAACGCATCGAGAGCCGAGCGGGCGCTGGGCGCTCGCTTCAGCGGCGACACCTTGTTGGCCGGTGCTGCCTCCACGGGGGTGTCTTGCGCTTCCTCGGCAATGCTGAGGCCGCGCAAAACGTCGGCGAACCCGGCTCGCAGCGTCCACGCACGGGCACGCATCTGAAGCATTCGGGTTCGGTACTGCTGCCACGGGCCGCTCTTGCCGAGCAAGTCGGCCTTGGCGGCATCGTCAAGCGTGAACTGCGAGACGAAGGGCGTGGGCACGCCACGGCGCTTGGCCGCGCACTGGTACCCGGTGATTCGCTGCTTGTCATCGAACAGCGGCAGTTCCTTGAAGTCCTCGAGCATCCCCGAGGCCTGCACGATCGCGAGCGCACCGTCGCCCCAGATCGAGGGCGTGCCGTTGATCACGGCGATCGATTGCAGGGCCGCGATCGGGGTGAGGCCCACCTCGAGGCCGTGCATGATGCCGAGCAGAATCTTGTTCTCATCGAACCCGGCGTTGGCGTTCTTGGGGTCGATCTGGTACGACTTCGGTGCCCACTTCGCCATCGCGATCACCTTGGCGAGACGGAAGGCCTCTTCGATGTTCTGCGGCACGATGGCCTTGGCGAAGCCACCCGTGGTGAGGGCGGCTTTCTTGGGGGCTTCAGCAACGGGAGCGAGCGGCATGGTGGTTTCCTGCGCGGCGAATCCGGTTTGAACGATGGTGTCTTCTGCGGTGGTGGTTGCTGCCTCGGTCATGCCTTCTCCCGTGTGATGGTCAATGCGCCGCGATAGGTGAGCGCCTTCTGAATGCGGGCCGGGATTTCCTTCTCTGCGCGGTTGATCACCGGCCAAGAGAGGCGGTAGCCCACGGCGTTGCCCTTGCTGGCCTCGCCCATCGAGAGCGCGATCTGGCCCTTCATGGTTTCGAGGTTCGTCTCGAGCCGCTCGAAGTGCTTCTTCCAGCGCAGGTAGCGCGAGATCAGCACCGGCAGGGCATCCATGTGGGTGAGATCGGCCACAAGGGCCTTGTCGCCCTCGGCATAGGCCTTCGCCACGGCGGTGTAGTCGGCCACGGCCACCGGGGGGATACCGGCACGCACGTTCGCCCAGAAGGCCTCGATGGCCTCGGCGATCTTCTCCTGCGTGGGTTCGTGGCGCTCGATGCGACCGCGTTTGAGTTCGTTGCCACCAACGCACGCCACGATCCAGCCGTGGTCGGCCTCGACGGCCCCGATCTGGTGTTGCAGTTGGATGTTGATGTGGATCGGCGGCGTGATGATCTCTTCGCCCTCGCCCACCCATTCGCGCTGAAAGATCAGCCAGTCGACGTTCTTGAACTCCACGGGCGTGCCGGATTCGCCGTCGCCGTGAACTTCATAGTCGAGGCTCGCGCCCCAGCCATCGACTTCTTCGTGTGCCGTGTACCGGCGCACCTTCCGCAGCTTCATGGCCCACTTCTTGGTGGCCCATTGGGCGAGCGCAGGCTCGAGGAAGGTGCCAGCGTCGATGCGTTCCGAGGCGAAATCCTCGGGCATCACGATGCCAGCCTTGGCGTTGTAGAGCGCCATGCCCGTGGAATACGGGCTGAGGCACTCGATCACCATCGCCCCGGGCGGGGCGTCGTACATGTGCCTGATGACCTCTGAGCCATCCGGCAGTTGCCAGCGGTAGAAGAGCGCGGCGACTTCCGAGCCGCCGATGAATCGCTCACGAACCGAGTGCCATTCGGCCTCGTTTTGGATTGGGATGCTTGCCACGATGCGTTTTCTCCATGTCATTGTTGACAGGAAGAACTATATCATCGCGGTGATACCCTACAAGCTGTTTTTATCCTTTCGGTGATACTTTCTCCGTCTAAATTCTCACTTCCTCACACTGGAATGGTGATCTGCGCGATCGATATCACCAAGTGCGCCGCTTGCACCTGCGCGTTCTCCATTGGGCTTGCCGACCACGAAAGCAGCGTGTAGAGGCCGGGGTTCTGGCCCTTGCGAATCTCGCGGATCAGGCGCTGGCCTCCTGCCACCTGAACCACGCACAGCTTGCCGATCAAAGTCTCGGCATCTCGAGGCAGGGCCTCAAAGTACACAAGCCAGCCACCCGGTACCGGGTGAAGGCCATCGCCGTCAATGCGAGCCGCGAGAACTTCGACTTCATCGGGCACTCCTGCGGGCCGTTGCACCTGCAAAGGACGATCCATCTCAAAAAGCCTCCCGTACACCCCGACCGTGTACGGCACGGAAACGGGGCTTCCACGCTTGATGTTGTTGGTCTTCTCTCCCGAGAGAATCTCGTCCACCGTACTGCCAGCGGCCTTCGCCAAACGCTCGAGGGTATCGCCAGAGAGGCTCAGAGACTTTCCAGAGAGGAAGTTGTAAAGCGTGCTGCTGCGAAGGCCAGCGGCTTGCGCCCACGGGTGAGGCTTTAGCCCTTGCGTTTCCATGAACCGCTTAAGGGCCACAACCTTGGCCGTGTCTTTGGAGGTTGCCATCGATTCTTGCCCCTTATCAAATCAGTGAGAATGCAGCGCAACAGATCGTCTTGATCTGGGATCAACTCACATCGCCTATGCCAGCCATCTCATTCCAGAAATCGTCATCATCGAAGTTCCACAACCGTCGCACCGAGATCGATGGCATCACGTTCGCGAGCAAGCGCGAAGCCTCCCGGTACGCCGAACTGAAGCTGCTTCAGCGGATCGGTGAGATCGTGGAGTTGGAGTGCCAGCCGCGCTACCCGCTCACGCTGAACGGTGTGAAGCTGGCGACCTACGTTGCGGACTTCCGTTACCGGCGTGTCGCTTCCGGTGAGATCGTCGTGGAGGATGTGAAGAGCAAACCCACCATCACCGATGTGTATCGGCTCAAGAAGAAGCTGATGCTGGCTATCCACGGCATAGAACTGAACGAGGTTTTCTGACGCAAAGAACACCACTTTTGGTCGCACAAAGTGGTCGGGATTCTCATTCCGGTGATACAGTCGGCCCCTCGGGTGTGCTCAACATCACCTCATTGCCGATGCACCAAAGTATCGCAAGCATGATACGTGAGCATCACCCGAAACGGTAACTGCTTGTTGCGTCCAATGCAGCAAGTGCGTCTTTCGCAGGGCTAGGCCCGGGGTAGCTCCCCGGGCTGAAGAGCGAACCTCCCGCCTGCCCTGCGAATCCTTTTGTGGAGGCTTTGGAGGTTGCCATGCAATCACATCCGCTGGCCTATCGGGCCAGTTCGCACAGGCTTTGCTCGCGCCGACGCCGCCCAAGGGGGGCCGTCTGATGGCACGGGCACGCAACATCAAACCCGGGTTCTTCAAGAACGAGGTGTTGGCCGAGTTGTCGCCCAGCACCCGGCTGCTCTTCGTGGGCTTGTGGTGCCTCGCCGACCGTGAAGGGCGGCTCGAGGATCGGCCCAAGCGCATCAAGCTCGAACTTCTGCCCTTCGACAACATCGATGTGGTCGAGTTGCTGGATGAACTGGAAGCCCACGGCTTCATCCAGCGGTACACCGTTGGAGGTGTTTCGATCATCCAAGTGGTGAACTTCGCGAAGCACCAAACCCCTCATGGCACAGAGCGCGACAGTGAACTGCCTGATGCAAACGGGTGCCTCACAGTTCACCAACGTGGCAAAAACGGTTACATCACAGGTGAACAACAGTCTGCCAACAGTGGTTTAACTGTTAAGAAACCAGTCCCTAACACCCTGAATCCTGATTCACTGATTCCTGATTCACTGATTCCTGAAACACCCCCTACCCCCAAGGGGGAGCGTGTGTCGAAACCTACGGCCAAGCTGCCGAAGGGCTTCGAACTCTTCTGGGCCGCATACCCACGCCGTGAAGGCAAGCTCGCCGCCGCCAAGGCCTTCGAGCGGGCCGTGAAGTTGATCGGCTCCCCCGATGCTGCCGATCGCCTCACGCAGGCCGCGAACGCCTTTGCCATCGCCAACGCCACCAAAGACCCGCAGTACATCGCCCACCCCACCACGTGGCTGAACCAAGGCCGCTGGGATGATCAGCCGCTCACGCCCACCGATCCACGCCAACAGGCGCTTGCGACCGGCACGTGGAACGGCAGGCCGCTCACCGCGACCGAGCGCTACATGCTCGAGAACAACCCGTCGTACCTGCCGATGGCTGCGGGGGGTGGGTGATGGCCGATGTGGACACCAAGCTGCGCGATCAGGGCATCGATGTGCCCACGACGCCGGGAAACCACTACACGACATGCCCTCAGTGCAGCGACTCGCGCAAGGGCATCAATCGACGCAAAAAGTGCCTGAGTGTGGCCGTAGGGCCAACGAAAATCACATCGGGAATGTTGGATCAAGGAGAGGCCGTCTGGAACTGTTTGCACTGCGGCTGGCATGGAGGATTTGGGAATGGAAACAACACAACTCACGGAGGCGCTGGCTTCAAAACTGGAAGAGCGGGGAATCGACCGGGTACTGGCTTCGGAAAAGGGCCTGCACGCCCTCCAAAGCGGTTCTGGTAGCGATGCGCTGGTCATCCCCTTCTACCGCGAAGGGAAGGTGGTCAACCGCAAGTTCCGCACCCTCGGGGCACAGAAGAAGTTCTGGCAGGACAAGGGCGGCATCAAGTGCGTGTGGAACGAGGATGTTCTGCGCGAAGAGGCGCTCTTTGGCAAGCCTCTGATCATCACCGAGGGCGAGATCGATGCCCTCACAGCCATCCAGTGCGGGTTCACGCGCACGGTGAGCGTGCCCGACGGTGCGCCTGCCGAGATCATCGTGGACGAGAACTCGGTGAAGTACAGCTTCCTCGATGGGGCCAAGGGCCTCTTTGCGGTCGACCGGGTGCCCGAGATCATCCTCGCCGTCGATGGCGACGAACCCGGGGCGAACCTGCTTCACGATTTGAGCATTCGGCTCGGCAAGTACCGTTGCAAGTTCCTCACCTACCCGATGCACCCGGACGGGATCAACCGCCTGAAGGACTTGAACGAGGTGCTTCAGCACTACGGGCAAGCGGGCGTGAAGAAGACGCTCGAGCGGGCCTCATGGATGAAGGTGGATGGCATCTACCGCATGAGCGAGTTGCCTCCCGTGGTGCAGGCCCCGATCTACGACGTTGGGATGCCGGTGTTCCGCGATCACTACAAGGCGCGGCTGGGCGACATGGCCGTGTGGACGGGCATCCCCTCGCACGGCAAGTCCTCGCTGGCAAACGATGTGTGCTGCCGCTTGGTCGAGAACCACGGCCTGAACGTGGCCTTCGCTTCGTTCGAGCAGTCGCCCCAGCGCGATCACAAACGCAACCTTCGGACATGGAAGTGCGGCAGGCCCGTCCAGTATTGCACCGTGGAAGAACTGAAGGCCGCTGATCGCTGGATCGACCAGCACTTCACGTTCATGGTGCCCAGCGAAGACGACGATGTGAGCCTCGATTGGGTGCTCGATCGCATGGAAGCCGCCGTGATTCAGCACGGGTGCAAGATCGTGGTGATCGACCCGTGGAACGAGATGGATCACGCGAAGGCTCAAGGCGAGAGCCTCACCGAGTACGTGGGCCGCGCCATCAAGACGCTCAAGCGCTTCGCTCGCAAGCTGATGGTTCACCTGATCATCGTCGCCCACCCTGCCAAGCCGCAGAAGGACGAGAAGGGCAACTACCGTGTGCCCACCCTCTACGACATTTCCGATTCGGCTCACTGGTACAACAAGGCCGATCTGGGGGTGGTGGTTCACCGTGAGAGCGACAACCTCACGTTGATCAAGGTGGCGAAGAGCCGCTACCACGACGAGATCGGCATCCCGGGCGAGTTCCTCACTCGCTACCACTTCGAAGCTCGCCGCTTCGAGCCACTGGTCACCGGGAAAGACTGAGGCGAAAAAAAAGCAGGCTCATGGGGTGAGCCTGCTTTCTTGGTGCCCGCCGTGGCGGGCTGATGTGCCTCAGTAGAACATGGGGCGTTGGCGTCGATCGCCGATCAAGGCGTTCTGAAGCCGGTACATCACGTTCCAGATTGCCGAATAGGCGTTGTGGAGGTGATCGTCGGCCACTTCGTTTTTGAAGTTCGGGTAATCGATTGTTGCCGCTTGGGTCATCAAGGCATCGGCCACATCGGTGCGCTTCACTCGAGCGCGGAACATGTAGTCGGTGTTGCGATTGACCACAACCTTGGCGTGAGGGAACACTCGCTCGATATCACCCCGTCGGCGGGCGCGAACGAGCAGTTCGTCGTCGGCGCATTCTTTGTGAACGATCGAGAGGAAGGCGTCTGGAAGGCAAAGCCACATAATTTTCTCCTTCAGCGCTTGGTGCGCTTGGTTGTTTTGAGTTTGTTCATCTCGGCAAGAGCACGCTCATATGCCGATGGCTGCACCCGTTCTGCGGGCGCTGGCGCAGTTTCCTGCGCTTGTTGGCGGGCTTTGAAGGCCTCGCGCTCTTCGGGCGGTACAGGCCCGATCTCGTTGTCTCCCTCGATCGCCCACACGATCTTCGTGCCGGGAAAGAGGTTGTTCCAGTAGTCGGCCTCAGCCGTCACGATCGGGAAGTCGGCTCGAACTTGCTGGCGTTTGCGCTCGCGCTCTTCTGCACGTTGCTTGGCAGCTTGTTCGGCCCGCTCGATATCGTCGTTGAAGACCGGTGTCGGGTAGTGCTTCACTGCTTCTTGGGCTTGATGGTGATCGCCTTGCCTTGGGTATTGCCGGGGGCCTTACCTTGAGCGGCAGCTTTCGCCATGCCGTTTGCGATCTTGTTGCCGAGGTTCGGCTTCAAGAAGATGCTGGGGCCACGATCACGCCAGTCAAAGGCGTTGCCGGTGCTCTTGGGGGTGCCGTCGGGCCACTTGTTCATGCTGCCTCCTTCATGCTGGCGATCGCGCCCTTGATGCCCACCAGAAGGCTATTTGGCAGCGGGAACTCAGAGCCGATCTGCCGCCACAGGTGCAGGCATCGCGGGTGGTTGTTCACGTACTCGCTCGCAGGCGGGTGAAACTGCACCACGCAGTCTTCAGCGTCCCAGAACAGGTCTTTGATCTGGCACATCTCTTCCCACGTGGGGCATCGATCGCGGCGGCTCACGCTCACGTGCTCCCAGCCGAGGCCTTCGCTTGCGATCACGAACACATCCTGCTTGTGCCGCAGGGACACGATGAATGCGCCGTTGTTGCCGAAGGATTCGTCGCTCGCCATGCGGCCCTCGCGCACCCGGTACTTGTTTGGAACCTTGAACGTCATGAAACAACCCATTCTTGCCCAACAGGGCACCAATACACTGCCACCGCATTTGAGACGATGTGTCCGGGAACAACATCACTGATCGGATCGCCGAGTTGGTAGTGCAGGCGATCATCGATCGCGATCAGTTGCTCATGCGGGCGCAGTTCGACCGTCACCCGGCGATGGCGCTTCAAGGTTGCCATCTCGTCTTTGATCACTTTCACAGGTCACCGCCTTCCGTGTCGTCGGCTGGCAGGTGTCGAGCAGTGCTGGCAACATGATCTTGGTACCGCCGTTCGTATTCTTCGAAATACTCGGGGAAGGCGGCGCGAACTCGCGGCTTGTTTTTGCCGTCTGCCATGTAGAACAGGTGTGCAAGCGCCTTCACGAAGCTGCCGCCCTGCACTTCCATGATGTGCAGGTGGTCGTCATAGATTCGGGTCATGCGGCCACCTTGTCGAGAACTGCACCAGCGATGGCTTCCATCTTCAGGCGGGCATCTTGGAAATCCAGCTTGCGGGCGCTGGCGCTGATGGCCTGAGCAAAGTCCCACATGCTCGAGGGCGGGCACTGCTCTTCGATCAATGCCGTGTCGATCACGTTCTTGGCCGCTTTCTGGGAGAACCCCAGCTTGCCGAGGAACTCGAGGCGCTCTTCGTCGGTCTTGGCTGCGATCGCCTTCTTGGCAGCGGCAACGCCCTTCACAACCTTGTCGGTCGAGCCGCCTGCAAACTCCACCAGCGCAGGCTCGGCTTCCACCTCGAAGCGCTCGGGGGCCATCGAGGTGTGCTTGAACACGATCTCGTTGAAGCCCTCCACGCCCCACAGGTTGCGGTTCTGGCACACGCCGCGCAGGTACATCGAGGCAAAGCCGTAGGTGCGGGAACCCACCTCAGAGTTCCACACGTAGAAGCCCCGGAACATGAGGTCGGGCTGGCCGTTCGCCAGCTTGCCCACTTCGATCGGGTTCAGGTCGTCAACGAGGAAGATGAACAGATCGCGGTCGCTGGCGTAGAGCGTGGTGTTCTCGCGGGTGATATCCACGTTGGGGTTGTAGGAAACCCCGAACTTGTTGCCCCACTCGATCACGCCGGGAACCTTCCAGCGGGTGTCGCCCGTGCCGTCGCCTGCCACGTTGATCACGGCATCGGCCACATCGCGGTCGAGGATGCGACCGTACTTGGTGGAGGTGATGCCGCGCAGGCTGGTGGTGCCGTTCTCGCGAACGTAGGCCTGCACGGGCTTGGCATCGGCCACCTTGAGGCCGTAGTTCAGGTTCAGCGCAGCCAGAGGCCCGGGCAACTCGCGCAGGTAGCTGGCAGGTGCACCGGCCACTCGAGCGATCTGATCGAAGCCCCAATGGGTTGGCTCGAGGTCGGCGCAGCCGTTCATGCCGAGGCGCAGGATCGAGGGGTTGGCGGCGTCGTAGCTGGCGACGATCTCTTGGGGCAGCACATCGATGGTGCGGCTTTCGGTGGCGTATTGGGCCACCTTGCCGCGAAGCTCGCTCAGGCTGAGGAACTTCTGATCATCGGGGCGGCTGGCCCATTGGGCACTCACTGCACCGACCATCTGGCCTTTGGTGTGATCGATCACGTGGGTCATTGCGTTTTCTCCGGTTGGTTATCAATTTCACCGAAACTACTTTTGGAAAAGTGTTTCGATGGCTTGACTGTATCACTTCTGTGAGAACCATCAAGAGGAAAAAGCAAAAAAGACGGAAAAAGATCGGTTTTCATCACGCCTATGAGATTTCCATCACACGGCGCACTCATTCGCCGATACGATTGCGGCACAGCGTTGTTGTTGCTTCTCCGGGCTTGCAAGAGCGCTTAGGCCACCGGGCGATCCCTGCGTTTTCTCCCAAACCTCCCGCTCGGTGGCCCCCCTTGGGGCAATTCAATGTCAAAGCGCCCACGTGGCGCTTTTTTTACGCCAAGCCAAAAGATGCAAAAACTCGCCGTCACCTACCGCGCCGTCGCCGCGCTTGTGCCCTACGCACAGAACTCGCGCACTCACTCCGACCTTCAGGTGGCGCAGATCGCGGCGGCGATCAAGGAATGGGGCTGGACGAACCCGATCCTGTGCGACGAGGCTGGCGAGATCATTGCGGGCCACGGGCGGCTCATGGCGGCTCAGAAGCTGGGCATGGCCGATGTGCCCACGATCACGATCGAAGGCCTCTCGCCCGAGCAACGCCGCGCACTGGTGATCGCCGACAACAAGTTGGCCGAGAACGCTGGCTGGGACATGAACCTCCTGCGCCTCGAGTTGGCCGATCTCAACACCGCGAACTTCGATCTCGGCCTGATCGGCTTCAGCGTGGATGAACTGGACAAGTTGCTGGCCCCGCTGGGCACCGATGGCAACACCGACCCCGACGATGTGCCGCCCACCCCGGACTTCCCCGTAGCCGTGCCCGGGGATGTGTGGGTGCTGGGCCGTCACCGGCTGGTGTGCGGCGATTCAACCAGCGCGGACGCCGTGAGTAAGGCCTTGAACGGCGTGAAGCCTCACCTGATGGTGACCGACCCACCCTACGGCGTGGAGTACGACCCCGATTGGCGATCCAAGGCGCTCAAGGATGGCGCAAAGCGTGCCGAGGGTAAGGTGCAGAACGACGACCGCGCCGACTGGCGTGAGGCGTGGGCGCTCTTCCCCGGGGATGTGGCCTATGTGTGGCACGGCATGATCCACGCGCACACGGTGGCCGACAGCCTGATCGCCGCGAACTTCAAGATTCGTGCTCAGATCGTGTGGGCCAAGAGCCGCATGGTGCTCTCGCGGGGCCACTATCACCCGCAGCATGAATCGGCTTGGTACGTGGTGCGCGACGGCGCAACCGGCCATTGGGCTGGCGATCGCTCGCAGACGACGGTGTGGCAGATCGATCACGCCAAGAGCGACACCGGCCACGGTACCCAGAAGCCCGTCGATGCCATGAAGCGCCCGATCGAGAACAACTCAAGCCCGGGCCATGCCATCTATGAGCCGTTCTCCGGCTCCGGTACCACGATCATCGCGTGCGAGATGACGGGCCGCACTTGCCACGCGCTCGAACTCGAGCCTGCCTACGTCGATGTGGGGGTGTTGCGCTGGCAGGCCTTCACGGGCCAGCACGCCATCCTCGAGGCCGACGGGCGCACCTTCACCGAGGTGATGGGGGAGCGTGCCCCGGGCAAGCTGGTCGGGAACCAGCAGGGGCAGCAGGACAAAAAGCAAGCCAAGGCCAAAAAGGCCAAGGCCTCAAAGAACGGTGATGCCGGGGGCTTGTGATCGGATTCGGGCCGTCGCGAGCCTGATCATTTGATCGTAGGTGGCCCGGGCCACGCTTTGCCGTTGCAGGTCGTGGTACTGGAACACATCGCGAAACGCCTGCAAGCCCGGGCCGCTGATGCCCATCTTGCCGGTCTTCTCGAACCGACGTGCCGCCTCGATGAGGTGGTGCTCCGCACGTTCGCAGGCCTCAAGCGCCTCGGGGCCAACGCCCTGCCGGGCCATCGTCTCGCACAGGCCGTGCATCGCGTTCACATCGTGCCACTCATGCAACCCGGCAGTGCCGGTGCGGAAAGCCTCTATCGCCGCGAGTTCGCGCAGACGCAGGGGCGCGAGCAGGGCCTCGGGCACGTAGGCCGCGCCCTCGATCGCGTGCTGCACGGGGTTCAGCAGGTTCCAGACCTTGCGACGGGTGCGCTTTCTCATGCCTGCTCCTTCGTCAGTTTGAGGCCGCACCGCACGCACCGGTACTCGAAGCGCTTTGTGTGCTTCCTCTTCCCGGTGGCCCAGACGACGAAATCCTCGCGAATGTGCCCCTTGAGCCAGCATTGGAGGCGACGAAGCCGTGTGGTGATCTTCATGGAGCCTCCACGATCTTGGCCTGCACCATCGCCGCCTTCAGGCCAGCAAGGCCACCCACGCGCTGGTCGTTGAAGTAAATCTGGGGCATTTGGCGCACGCCCGGGTTCTCCGTCACGAACTGAGCAAGGGCGTTCGGGTCATCGAGGCTTATGGCGATATGACGCAGCTTGTGGCGCTCGAGCAGCCGCTTGGCCTCGATGCAGTTGGGGCAGTTGGATTTTGTGTAGATCGTGATGTTCATGGTGATTCCTTGATGCAGGTGCAAGCGTAGCCGCTCGCGTCGTACCCGATGCCTCGGCAGTGCGGGCAGTTGGGGTCGACGGTTTGTTTTGGCGGCAGCAGCAGCTTGAAAAGCAGCCTTGTGACGAGTACGAAAAGCATCCCGTAGATCATGTAGGTGAGGTCGGTCATGGCTGGCCTTTCGCGGCTTTCCACCCGGCTTTGTAGCCCGCCGTGAAGTATTCGTTGCTCGCCATGTCCTGCCAGCGATCGGAAAACGTGTCGTACTTGGCCGCGAACTCGTTGAACGCCGCCTCGGCTTGTTCGTCCGTCGGCCCATGCTTCTTACCCTCACTGGTGAGGGAAACATCGGCAGGCGGTGTGCAGGTGTGGATATCCCACTCACCGCCGCCCACGCGCTTGCCGCATCGCTCGCAGAAGTAGCGCTCGGGCGTCATGCCGTCACCTCGCGCATCTCCCACCCCAACTGGAAGTAGCCCCAGCGCACTTGCAAGGCTGGCACGTTGTACTTGCCGTTCTTGTTCACGGTGAAGTCAGTGTGGCCCTTCACTCGCATGATGGCCTCGAAAACTTGTTGTGCCTTGCTCATGCGGTGGCCTTTCGCTTTGGCTGACCGGGTTCCTCCGCGCTGGGCACCGAGTGGAACTCGACGTAGATCAGAGCCTTGATCTTATTTTTTCGCTTGAGCAGCGCCTCGTACTTGAACACCCGCTCGGCTCGCTGCTTTTCGTCTTGATCCCACCAAGTGAGGTACTGGTCGAACAGGCGCTTGGCGATCGCCGTGTCGAGGTGGCCCTTCAGCTTCGTGGCCTGAGCCTCGCCGCTTCGTTGAATCCAGATTGATGCCATGAGGTCTCCTTCAGTGGGTGGCAAGGCTTTGCAGGGGGCTGGTGACGGTCACCGGGGTGGCGTAGGTGGACAGCAGCTTTGCGGCCTCGTTCACGCACAGGCTTCGATTCTCAGGGCTGGTCATATCGCAGCAGGTCATCGCGAGGGCATACACCGTCGCCTCGATGATCTCCGCGCCGCTCAGGCCCATCTCTTCGCCCGCGCCCATCGTCATTCTTGCCAACGCCACCGCAAGGTTCGTTTGCTTCTCTCGGTTATCAGTTTTCATCGTTCTACTTTCGGAAAATTAGTTCTGAGCCTTCGCAATGGCGTCCCGGGCCATTTGATCGGCTTGGAGTTGGAGCGCGAAGCATGTGGAGTTGCCAACGCCTGCCTTCAGGTACAGGTACAGGGCGTTCACGCACGCATCGCGTTCTTCCATGAGCCTGATCACCACATCGACCGCCTGATCGCGGGTGATGAAGCGCAGGTCTTCGGCATCCTTGCGGGTCATGCTGCACCTGCCTTCTTGAGCAAGTGCTGGATCAGCAGATCGCGGTACCCACGCAGGGCCTTGGCATAGGTGTTCACCCCGCCGATCTCGGTCGCCTCGAGCGCCTCGAGGTTGCCCTCCAAGGCCAGCTTGTGCAGCCGATCAGCGTGCCGGTTGTAGGTGTAGTTGGCCTCGCTGGCGAACTCGAGCGGCAGCACCTCGCCCTTCTCGAGGCCTTCGATCACCGGGGTGAGCATCGACTTGCGACCGCGCTTCTTGGCCGATGCCAGCTTCACGCTGGCGATGCCGTTGGCGATCTTCAGGATCAAAGATTCGACCTCCGGTGTCACTTCGTGCGCTTCTACTTTCTCAAAAGTTGCGCTCGGCACCTTCTGGTACACATCCAGATCGGTAGTGCTCTTCCTCACCTCAGCAAGGGTGTCGAACCCTCGCACCCCACAGCCGGGATCGAGGTAGAAGCACCAAGGCTGGTGCAGGGTAACGATGAACGTGCCGGGTTCATCGGTATCGATCGAGGCGATCCAAGGGCGTTGCTCGATCAGCTTGTCGAGCGCCTTCTCAGTGGCGGCGAAGTTCATGCGGCCTCCACGGGGGCGAGCAAGGTACGGAAGCCAGCCATCACCTTGCGGTAGGCACGGCACACGTTCTCGCTTTCATCATCGAGTTGCTCACCCAGCGCCATGAGTGATTCAGGGCTGATGCGTGGGAAGCCGATCGCCTCCACCCGCTCCTGCACCAGTTCGAGGGCCTCCACAAGGCCGTTGGTTTGTGTTGCTTGTTCCATTTGCGTTTTCTCCTGTTTCCTGTGCTTTCCGTATCACAGTGGTGATATTACACCGTCGAAATGAGAAAGTGTCAATAGGCTGATAACACGATAATGAGAGCCTATGAAAGCCACTCCACAGAAAGCCCCCGCGAAAGCCACCAAGGCCCCAGCGAAGAAAGCCGCGAAACCCGCGAACCCCACAGCCGCGATCGCACCTCTGCCCCCTCACCTTGCCCCCAAGGAAAAAAAGAGGAACCCGGGTGTTGCCCACGTGCCCACCGATCAGGCCCGGGCGCTGGTGGCCCTGTGCATGTTCGCCAACATGACCCACGAACAGGCCGCAGCCGTGGTGGGGATCGCCAAGCACACGCTCGAGAAGCACTACGCAGCCGAACTCACCGACGGCAAGGCAAAGATGCTGGCCCGGGTGGTGAACAACCTCTACTCGAACGCCACCCAGACCCGGGACATGAAGGCCGCGAACACCGCCGCGATCTTCATCCTCAAGCAACACGGCTGGCGTGATGACGGGATGAGCGCTCAGGTGAAGGCCACCCAAACGGCCACCGATGGCACTGAGCAGGTGATGACCTTCACGCTGAAGATCGGGGAGCGCGGTGAGGGCTGAGTACGTTCGCCCGTGGCTCTACGATCGCCAGCGTGAGGCGATCTTCGATTGCGTGGACTGTGAGGGCAACCCGGCCCGATACGCGCTGATCGAGGCCTCCACGAAGGCGGGCAAGACCGTAGGGTGCATGGCATGGCTCATGGAGCAGGCCTTCATCCACGGCAAGCCGGGGCGGAACTACTGGTGGGTGGCTCCGGTCTACCCACAGGCCAAGATTGCCTTCCGACGCATTAAGCGCGGCCTGCCCAAGGCCATGTTCAAGGCCAACGAGACCGAGATGAGCCTTGAACTGCCCAATGGGGCGGTGGTGTGGTTCAAGTCGGCTGAGAAGCCCGACAACCTCTACGGTGAGGACGTTTTCGCCGCCGTGGTCGATGAGGCCTCGCGCTGCCGGGAAGAATCGTGGATTGCCGTCCGCTCCACGCTCACCGCCACCAAGGGCAAGGTGAGGATCATCGGGAACGTGAAGGGCCGCACCAACTGGCACTTCAAGCTGGCACGCAAGGCCGAGGCCGGTGAGCCGGGGATGAGCTACGCCAAGCTCAACGCCTACGACGCCGCTGCCGGTGGCGTGCTGGATATCAAGGAGATCGAGGACGCCAAGCGCGTGCTGCCCGAGAACGTGTTCCGGGAACTGTACTTGGCCGAACCCAGCGACGACGAGGGCAACCCCTTCGGCATGGCCTTCATCCGGGCCTGCGTGGCTCCCATGTCCACCGCACCCGCCGCCGCGATCGGCATCGACCTCGCCAAGAGCATCGATTGGGCCGTGGCAATCGGGCTGGATCGGCACGGCGTCACCTGCGGATTCGAGCGCTGGCAGTCACCGTGGGAAGACACAGAGACGAAAATTCTGGGGATTGTGGGGCGCACCCCCACCCTCGTTGACTCCACCGGGGTGGGCGATCCGGTGGTCGAGCGTCTGCAAAAGAAACGCCACAACGTGTTCGAGGGCTTCAAGTTCTCGGCAACGAGCAAGCAACGGTTGATGGAAGGCCTCGTTGTCGCCATCCAAACCGGCCTAGTGAAGTTCCCCGATGGCCCCATCCGGGCCGAGTTGGAGAACTTCGAGTACGTCTACACGCGAACCGGTGTCCGATACTCGGCACCCGTGGGCTATCACGACGATTGCGTGATGGCCTTGGCCCTCGCGGTGGAAAAACTTAGGGCCGTGAACCCGTCGGTGTACGGGGCACAGCCCTCAAACCTCGCCCGAATCAGCCCTTGGCTGGGGGCCTTTGAAAACGCAGGAGATCAGGATGAGTGAAGAAGCGCAACCGAACAAGCTGGTGTTCTCCCCCGAGACGCTGGGCGACACAGGCCTTCGCCAATACGGCGGCTACATCGCAGAAGAATTCCTCAAGGAACTGCGGGGCCTGAACGGGGCCAAAACCTACCGGGAGATGGAGGACAACGACCCGATCGTGGGTGCCGTGCTCTACGCCATCACGATGCTGATCCGGCAGGCCAAGTGGAACTTCCAAGCCTGCGACGACTCGATCGAGGCCGAGGATGCCAAGACGTTCGCTGAAGAGGTGTTCGCCGACATGAGCGTGCCATTCAGCACCGTGATCGAAGAGGCCTGCACGATGTTCACCTACGGCTACGCGCCGATGGAGATCATCTGGAAGAAGCGCGGTGGCCCGGACGCCACCGACGGCGCGAATCGCTCGGCCTACACCGACGGCAAGATCGGCATCCGCAACATCGCCCTGCGTGCCCAGAACACGATCGTGAAGTGGGTGATCGATCCGCTGGATGGCTCGATCGACGGCATGTGGCAGCAGCCCATTGCCCGCCCGATGGTGATGATCCCCATCGAGAAGCTCTTGCTCTTCCGCACGGTGGACGCCCGCAACAACCCAGAAGGCCGTTCGATCCTGCGGACGGGGTACCGCCCTTGGTACTTCAAGAAGCGCATCGAAGAGATCGAGGGCATCGGTGTGGAGCGCGATCTGGCTGGCCTGCCGGTGGCTTACATCCCGGGCCAATACTTCGACCCGAGCGCCGATGCTCTGCAAAAGCAAACCCTCGGGGCATGGAAGCGCCTGATCACTCAGGTGCGCCGCGACCAGCAAGAAGGCATTTTGCTGCCCTCTGACCGTGACTCACACGGACAACTCATGTTCGATATCAAGCTGCTTTCAACCGGCGGCTCTCGAACCTTCGACACCACGAAGATCGTTGATCGCTACAACCGCGCCATCGCCACCTCGGTCTTGGCCGATTTCATCTTCCTCGGCCAACAATCGGTCGGCAGCTTTGCCCTCTCGAGCGACAAGACGGCGCTCTTCGCCACTGCGGTGGGCGCATTCACGCAGAAGATCGCCGACACCTTCAACCGCCACCTGCTCCCGCGCCTCTGGAAGTTGAACGGCATGGAGCATGAGTACATGCCCAAGCTGGTGCCCGCCGACCTCGAGAAGCCGAACCTCTCTGAGTTGGGCGACTTCCTCGGCAAGCTCACCGGGGCCGGGGCGCAACTGTTCCCCGACCGTGATCTCGAGAATCACTTGCGCGATATCGCTGGCCTGCCGCCTGCACCCGAAGAGGCCGCAGACGACGAGGGCGATCCTTCTGCGGTGGCCGCTGATCCGACAATCGAGGCCAACGAAGAAGAGTGAGGCCCCGCCGATGACCTACCCCCGCACCGCGCCCCTGAAGGTGGGCGATACCTTTGGACTGACCGCCACCTACAAGGTGGCTGGCGTTCCTACGGCCATCACCACGCAGACCTTCGCCTCTCAGGTTCGCACCGAAGAAGGCGCTTTGGTCGCCACGTTGAACGTGACGGTGGCCGCAAATCAGGTGGCAAACGTGGGCAAGTTCTACCTTGCCGTGACGGGCGGCACGCAGTCGTGGCCCGCTGACGTTGATCTCTTCTGCGATATCCAAGTGAGCGATGGTGGGGTGGTTCGATCCACCGACACCTTCGTGATCCCAACGGTTCAGGACATTACTCGGGTGTAAGGCATGGACAGCATCACCATCGAGCAGAACTGGACTACATCCTCCATCGAGATCACGGAAACGTGGGCGGGTTCCTCCGTCGATGTGACTGTGATCGCCAGCACGATTTCGATTGAAACGGGTTTGGCTGCAAGCGGCCCAAAGGGCGACAAAGGCGATCAGGGCAACAAGGGCGATCAAGGTGATCCCGGGCCGAACACGATCGGGGCTTACCCGATTCAGTTGAACGGCACCCCTGCGAACGGCGACGTTCTTGCCTTTTCAAGCAACCAATGGGTGAACAACCCGCAAGCCAATCTCACCGATGGAGGTAATTTCTGATGGCAAACACGCTTCGAATCAAACGACGCGCCGCAGGTGGCGCAGCAGGCGCTCCGGCTTCACTGGCGAACGCCGAACTGGCCTACAACGAACAGGATGACGTCCTCTACTACGGCTACGGCACGGGTGGCTCGGGCGGCAGCGCAACGGTCGTCAAAGCCATCGCTGGCTCCGGCTGGGCGGTGCAGTTGGGTGGCAGCTATGCGAACCCCTCCTTCATCACCTCGCTGGCTGGCTCCAAGATCAGCGGCGATATCTCGGGCAACGCTGCCAACGTAACGGGCACCGTCGCCATCGCCAACGGCGGTACTGGCGCAACCACAGCCGCTGCCGCACGCACGAACCTCGGCCTCGGCACGCTGGCGACGCTCTCGAGCATCAACAACGGCAACTGGTCGGGCGCGGCCCTCACGGTCGCCAACGGCGGTACAGGTGCCACCGATGCGGCCACGGCCCGCACGAACTTGGGCCTTGCCATCGGCACGAACGTGCAGGCTTGGGATGGCGATCTGGATGCGATCGCCGCGCTGGCTGGCACCACTGGCTTCCTGCGGAAAACCGCAGCCAACACGTGGACGCTGGACACCGCCACCTACCTCACCGCCAACCAGTCGATCTCCGTCACGGGTGATGCCACTGGCTCCGGTACCACAAGCATCGCGCTCACCTTGGCCGCGAGCGGCGTCACCGCTGGCACTTACACCAAGGTAACGGTGGACGCCAAGGGCCGGGTTACGGTGGGCGCTACGGCGAGCCGCAGCGATATCACTGCACCGATCGCCGATATCTCCAACGGTGGCTTCAAGATCACCAACGTGGCCGATCCAGTCGGCGCACAGGACGCCGCCACGAAGAACTACGTGGACAGCGTGGCCCAAGGCCTCGATGTGAAGGCATCCGTGAAGGTCGCCACCACGGCCAACATCACGTTGTCGGCCACGCAAACGATCGACGGCATCTCCGTGATCGCTGGCGATCGCGTGCTGGTGAAGAACCAGACCACTGCGAGCCAAAACGGCATCTACGTGGCCTCGGCCTCGGCATGGACACGCGCAACCGATAACGACGCATGGGCCGAGTTGATCTCGGGCTTTGTGTTCGTGGAGCAAGGCACCGTCAACGGCGACACCGGCTGGGTGTGCACGGTCGATCAGGGCGGCACGCTGGGCACCACGAACGTCACGTTCGCTCAGTTCTCGGGTGCTGGCAGTTACCTCGCTGGCAACGGCCTGAGCCTCACCGGCAGCACGTTCGCCGCAGTGGGCACCGCCAACCGCATCACCGTGGGCGCAGGCGGCATCGATATCGCCTCGAACTACGTGGGCCAAACCAGCATCACCACGCTGGGCACGATCACGACCGGCACTTGGAACGGCACCACGATCGCAGTTGCCAACGGCGGCTCGGGCGCTACCTCGCTCACCGGCTACCTCAAGGGCAACGGCACCAGCGCGTTCACGGCGTCGGCGACGATCCCGAACACCGATATCACCGGGCTGGGCACCATGTCCACTCAGGCCGCATCGGGCGTTTCGATCACAGGTGGCTCGATCACGAACCTCACCACTTTCGATGGCATCACCATCGACGGCGGCACGTTCTAAGTTCAACCCCCCGGCACATGTCCGGGGTTTTTTCTGGGTAGATACTCATGGCAAACGTCCTCAAGCCGAAGCGCTCGGCTACCGCAGCGAAGGTGCCAACGACGACCGATCTCGCCTCCGGCGAACTCGGCGTCAACATGGCCGACCGCAAGATTTACATCAACAACGGCACCGCCGTCGTTCAAGTAGGCGCGGGCCTGCTTTCGGCGTTGGGCGATGTGAACATGACCGGCCTCGCCACCGGCAACTCGATCTCATGGAACGGCACGCAGTTCGTGCCGTCGGCAGCGGGATCAGGCACCGTTACTTCAGTGGCGCTCTCGGGTGGCACAACGGGCCTCACGACCTCGGGCGGGCCGATCACCACGAGCGGCACGATCACGCTGGCTGGAACTCTGGCGATCGCAAACGGCGGCACAGGGGCCACGACGGCAGCGGGAGCACTGACCGCGCTTGGTGCCTACGCTGCGAGCAACCCGAGCGGGTTCATCACCAGCAGCGGCTCTATCACAGGCTCGGCTCGCCTGAGCGAAATTCAGGATACTCGCGCCGCTCAGATTCTCCCCAGTGGCTATTCCAGCTACCGGGCGATGTACGAGTTCACCAACCAGATCACAGGGGATTGGGTATCTGGCGTCAGCTTTACTGGCTGGACGGCTGGCACCTATGCGTCGTGGCAGCTTCTTGGGCCTTCCTCGACCTCTGCGCCCGAAACATTCTACTTACGCAGCGGCATTGGAAGCACTTGGAACTCGCTGCGGACAATTCTGCATTCCGGCAATTTCAACAGCTACGCCCCCACTCTGACGGGCACCGGGGCTTCGGGTAGCTGGGGCATCTCGATCACGGGTAGCGCAGCCTCGATCACCGGCACCTACGGCGGCACGCTCACCTCGAGCCAGATCACCACGGGCCTCGGCTTCACGCCGTACAACAGCACAAACCCGTCGGGATACATCACCAGCGCCGGAACCGCCGCCAACGTGAGCGGAACCGTGGCTATTGCAAACGGGGGCACGGGAGCCACGACAGCAGCAGCAGCACGCACGAATCTTGGCGCAACCACGCTCGGCTCGAACCTGTTCACGCTGGCAAACGTCGCAGCGATCAGCTTCCCGCGCATCAATGCCGACAACAGCGTGAGCGCATTGGATGCGGCCACATTCCGCACCGCCATCGGCGCTGGCACCTCGAGCACTACCGGCACGGTGACCGGCATTACGGCTGGCACCGGCTTGTCGGGCGGCACGATCGTAACCAGCGGCACGATCGCGCTGGCAAACACCACGGTGACCGCTGGCAGCTACACCAACGCCAGCATCACGGTCGATGCCCAAGGACGCATCACCGCAGCCTCGAGCGGCTCGGCCGGTGGCGTCACCAGTTTCAACACCCGCACAGGGGCCGTCACGCTCACCTCGAGCGATGTGACCACGGCGCTGGGCTACACCCCGTACAACGCGACGAACCCGAACGGCTACATCACAAGCAGTGGGTCGATCAGTGGGAATGCGGGCACGGTAACGAACGGCGTCTACACCACAAGCGCGGTTCTGCTTGATAAAGGTGGGGCATCATCGGCGGTCGATTGGAACACGCTCACAACAGCGGGCATTTATTCAATCGGCGCGGCCTCGTTTACCGGCGCAAACACGCCTTCGTCCGCATACCCATACGGCCAGCTTGTGATCTCCACGAATGGAAACATCGTGGTTCAGCAGTATTACACCCACACCAGTCCCGTCACGATCTGGACTCGGGCCAAGTACAACGCCGCAGACTGGCAACCGTGGTCGGTGGGGGTGAACTCTGGCAACTTCACAAACTATTCGCCATCGCTGACCGGCTCCGGTGCCTCCGGCACATGGGGCATTTCAGTGAGTGGCAACGCCGCGACGGCAACAGCGGCTTCAACGATCGTCGTCGCCAACGATACGACAACGAACGCGCTGGTGTATCCGCTCTGGGCTACCGGCACCAGTAGCGGCACAGCCGCAAAGATCAGCAGCAGCAGCCTGTCCTTCAACCCGAGCACCGGCACGCTGAACGCGACCCTGCACTTGGGCCTCACATCAAGTACCACAGGTGGCGTTCCGATCATTGCCCGCAACACCAGCAGCGCAAACAACACAACCAAGGCGGTCGCTCTTGGCCTGCAAGCCACCGACACCGTAGGCACGGTAAAGGATGTGGCGGCGATCTACGCTACGCCCGTCACCGCTGACTACATCGCTGCCACCATGAGTTTCTGGGTTCGCAGTTCGGACTCAATGGTTTCACGCGCCACATTGGATGGCTCTGGAAACTTCACGGCCAACGGCAACGTCACCGCATACTCCGATGAGCGCCTGAAGACCGACTGGGCCGATCTGGCTCACGATTTCGTGGAGCGCCTCGCCGTCGTGAAGTCCGGCCTCTACACCCGTATCGACAACGGCCTTCGCCAGATCGGTGTTTCGGCACAATCGCTCGAAGGCGTGGCAGCAGAAGGCGTCCTTCGTGATGCCCAAGGCAACCTCTCCGTGGCCTACGGCAACGTGGCGCTTGCCGCAGCCGTAGCCCTCTCCCAGCGCGTGATCCAACTGGAGGCACGACTCAAAGAACTTGAACTCAAAGCAGCATGAAAGGCCCAGCAGCATGACCGCTGAACTCCAACGCGATCTCGGAAAGCACGACGCCCAAATCGAAGCCCTCGAACGTGACATGCAAGAGATGAAGGCTGATCTTCGCCGAGTGTTTGAAAAGCTCGAGCAGATCAGCAACACGCTTTCCGAAGCGAAGGGTGGCTGGCGAACCATGATGTGGATCGCCGGGGCGTCTGCCGCTGCCGGGGGCATGATCGCCAAATTCCTGCCGTTCTTCAATGGCCGCTGATGTGGCCCAGAGCACTGCTTTTTTGCGCCGTCGCGATCGCGACAGGGACAACTTACGCCCAGAACAGCGCAACGGTGGACAACCTCTCCACCAATCAGCAGGGCAGCAACATCACGAACAACAGTAACTCGAACAACCCCGTCAACAGCACGACGAACACGTACAACGGCAACGCCCCGGGCAACCACACGCCGCCACCCACGGCAATGGCTCCGGCGTACATGGGGGGAGGCTCCGATAGCTGCCTGCTTGGGGTCTCCGGCGCAGTCAGTAGTTCGATAATCGGGATCAGTGGCGGCACGTACAAGCGTGACGACCAGTGCGAGCTACTGAAGCTCGCCAAAACACTCAACGAGTTTGGCTTGAAGGTGGCCGCAGTCGCGACCTTGTGCCAAGACCCCCGGGTGTTCCAAGCGATGGCAATGGCTGGAACACCGTGCCCCTACCTTGGGGCAATCGGGAAGCAAGCTACTTTGCTTTGGCAACAAAACCCCGAATCGAGGCCCGACTATGCGATCCAACCGCTCAAACCCATTTCGCTCTCTTCTGGCGTTCGCGCTGATGACGGCGGCTCTCTTTCTGACCGCTATCGCGCCAGCAAGCGCTCAAACGCTTCTGCCGAACCAGCGGCAGGTGGTCAACAACCTGAGCAGCGCAAGTGACACCATCAAGGGGCAACTGAGCCTCGGTGCGCGTTACAGCACCTCGCTCTCGACCGCCGCCTCCACCGGCACGATCGTTGACCCAACCGCATGGCAGACCGCCGCTATCAGTGAAGGCCAGCGCACGACGTACAACACCGCCGCACGCGCCTTCAACACGACCAACTTCAACGGCTCGCGCCAATACTTCGAGACGCAGGCCTCGAACAACTTGGCCTCGATGCGAACCTCGATCTCTGATCTTGCCGCTGCCACCGTCGACCTGCAAAAGGTGGTGACGGTGAACCAGATGGTGAACTCGATCACCGATGTGCCCACCGCTCGAGCCACGCAGACGGCGATCCTGAACGCAGGCCTGAGCACCGATGTGACCACTCAGCAGGTGAGCGCCTACAACACCAGCTTGGCGAACGTGAACAGCTACGCCTCGCAAGCCGCTTTGTTCATGCGTGCCGCGCAGAACGTGACGCTCACCACGAACGTGGACAACTTCGTGAACACCTACGCCAAGGACTTGAACTACGTGACAACCACTGCGGCCTACTCCAACACCGCGATCACGCTCGCTTGGGCCGACGGCTTGCAGATCACCCAAGAGGGGATGCTCAACCAGTTCACGCAGGGCAGCAACGCCTTCTACACAAGCGTGGTCAATCCGTTCCGCTGATGGCTGACGAGAACAAACCCACGGACAAGATCGATCTCGCCTCCACCGAACTGAAGGTGGGCGGGGTCAATCTGAAGGGTGCCTACATCGTTTGGTTCGCCGCTGCCGTGTCTGCGGTGGGCGGCTCGATCTACGCCGCAGGGCAGGTGTGGGGCGAGTACCAAGCGCTGATCAAGCGCGTGGACAGCATCAAGATGCCCGACGGCGAGCCGCTGGTGAAGCTCATCGAACAGGTGAGCCAGCTTGAAAACGCGCAGACGAACCTCTCGCAGGCCGTGGCCGACAATCAAGCGATCGTGGGCCGTCTCTCGAGCGATGTGCAGTCCATCTCAAGGCTCATGGAAGCCAACGATGTGTCGAAAATTCAAGGCGCAATCGCCACGTTGAAAACATCCGTCGATGGCGTACAGGTGTTCACCCGCGATGTGCAGGGCCTGCGCGAAAGCATGGTGGGCGTGCAGAAAGACATGGCCTCGTTGAAGAAGGATGTGGACTCGCAGTGGAACGCGATCGACTCCATCGGGGCGGGATCATTGAAAGGCAAGTGATGAAAGCAAACGAGGAAGATTTCAACCACTGGTGGAGCCAGAACAAGGACGGCTACCCGGCCACGCCGCTCATGCGCCGCTGCTTCTATGCGGGCTTCGAGTACGCCCTCGAGCGCGTGATTCGCTGGATCGTCGCCGCCGCCGTGGGCGTCACGCTCATGCTGGTGTTCGCATCCCTCGCAGCCTGCCAAGAGCGTTATCGCTACCCCTGCCAAGACCCGAAGAACTGGGAGCGTGAAGAGTGCAAGCGCCCTCTGTGCACCGCCACGCAAACCTGCCCCGACCAACTCTACAAACCCGAAGAACTGAAAGGGGAAATCCGATGAACTGGAACCCTGAGCACGTTGAATCGAAGATCAAGCTCTTCATCGCCATCACCTTCTGCCTCACGATCGCAGGCATGGTGTTTCTCTCGATGTACTCGCTGGTGTTCGTCACTCAGCCCATGAGTGGCATCGCGCCCGCAGACAAGCAGTTTTTCTTTCTGCTTTCTGACATGAGCAAGTACATCCTCGGCTCGCTGGGCACCCTGCTCGCGATCAAGGGCAAGGACGCCATCAAAGAGATGCTGCCGCCCAAGGGCGATGAACCCGCCAAACAAGACGAACCCAAGGAGGCCAAGTAATGCTCCCCATGATTGCATCGATCGTTTCCGGGCTGATCGCCAACGGAATGCCCAAGGTAGCCGACGCCGTGATTGAAAAGGGCGTGGACTACGTGCAGGACAAGATGGGCATCACGCTCAAGCCCGAAGGCGAAGCCACCAAGGAGGACTACGCCAAGTGGAATGAGGCCGCAGCCAAGCACGAAGAGTTCATGGCTGAAATGGATCAGAAGAACATGGACGGCGCTCGCAACATGCAGCTTGCCGCGATGCACTCCGACGATCCGCTGGTGCGCCGCTTCGCCTACTACTTCATGGGGTGCTGGTCGCTTTTCGCGATCACGATCATCCCCTGCCTGATCTGGGTGCCGATCCCCGAGAGCCAAATGCGTTTCGCCGACGCTTTCCAAGGATTTCTGCTCGGCACCATCGTGGCCGGGATGTTCCAGTTCCTGCTCGGCTCTTCGCTGGGTAGCCGCAACAAGGACAAGAAATGACGCCGACCCTCGAGCACCTAATGGCCGCAGGCATCAAGCGTGAGGTGGCCGAGCGCTGGCTTCCTCACGTGGTGAAGGCGCTCGCCGAGTTCAACATCGACAGCCCCAAGGCCGTGGCTGGGTGGCTGGCTCAGACCGCCCACGAATCGGGTGGGTACACGATGCTCGAAGAGAACCTAAACTACCGCGCCGCGACGATGGCCGTGTGCTGGCCCGCCCGCTTCGCCGTGCAGGAACCCGACCCCACCAAGCCCGGGAAAACGCGCCCGAAAAAGGAGAAGGGCGCGAACATCCCCAACAAGTTCGCGCTGGCCCTCGAGCGCAAGCCCGAGGCGATCGCCAACGTGGTCTACGCCTCGCGCATGGGCAACGGCCCTACCGAAAGCGCAGAGGGCTGGAAGTACCGTGGACGGGGCCTGAAGCAACTCACCGGCAAGGACAACTACACACGGTGCGGCAAGGCGCTGAACGCCGATCTGGTGGCCTCGCCCGATCTGCTTTTGCAACCCGAGTACGCCGCACGGTCGGCGGCGTGGTTCTGGTACTCCAACGCCTGCAACAAGCTGATCGACGGGCCGCAGTGCACCCGCGCATCGATGGCCGATGACTTCACCGCGCTCACCAAGAAGATCAACGGCGGCACGATCGGCTTGGCCGACCGCAAGGCACGCTACGAGAAGGTGCTGGCGTCCATCGGCGAGCCGGTCATGGCCTGAGAGGCCAGCCTGCGGTACCGGGCGAGGTTGTTCTTCCAGCCTCGCCAGTCCGTCTTGCAACAGGTGACGATCTGAGGCTGGGTGAACTCGGCAAAGCGCACCAGCCAGTGCGACCCCGATCTGGGTTTTGCCTCCACCGGCGTGAAGCCGTGGGCCTCATAGTGCTTTAGCTGGCACCGAAGCGCTTTTGGGTATTCCATGCGTTCTCCCGCTCATTGATCCGGGCATCGACCAGTTCATCGAATCGATACCCCCCACGTAGATTCGTTTCCCACAAAGCGCTGAACTCCCGAGGGTTCATCGTCCGCACGTAGTTGTAGCGTGCGGCGTCGCGCTTGAGTTGCTCGAGTTGCCACTCATTCATAGCAGCCTCGCCTTGCGAATCTCCCTGCACTTCTTCCGCACTTCAGTGGGGAAGTCCGGGTGGAACTCGGCCAACGAACAGTCGTAGGTTTGCCCTCGTCCCGGTTGAATCTGATGGGCAAGAGAAATCATCGCCCACCACATCAATGCGAAGAGTGCCATCGCGGTGATGGCAACAAGAGTTCGCTTCATTCTTCGTCCCCCTCTTCGCAGCACTCGCAGCCCGGGTGATCCGGGTCGCGGCAGTCTGGGTAGCGCATGAGCAGGTTTTGGCGGCGGCGCTCGAACCGAGCCTCTTGGCGTGCATCCTCGAGGTCGTAATCTGGGCCGTCGTCGTCATAGAAGCTCGAACGTGTGCCGATCATCAAAGGCTCCCCGTGCAGCTTGCGACGAAGAACGCCGCGAAGATCGCGACCAACAGCAAGATGTAGTCGCGCCATTCGCTCAGGAACCGGCGCACACCGATGTGCTCACCCAGAAGAGCGGTTTGCAACCGATCCATGTCGTGGCTGGATTCGTAGCGCTTTGGCGGCTCATACATGAGGCCAATCTTCACGCCTGAACGGGTTGTGTATGGACTTTGCTTCATGGTGTCTCCTTCAGTAGCTGATGGTGATGTGCGCGACCTTGCCGCTGGCGATCGCCTTGATCAAGGCTTTGCCCTGATCCACGGTGAGGCTGAGGCCGCTCTGGATGAGCAGATCGCTCAAGGCGGCGTTGTTCACGCGCTTGCGGTGCTCGAGGTCGGCGGCACGCTTTGCGGCCTCGGCATCGGCCTTGCGCTGCTCTTCCGAAGCCCGGGCACGCTCTCGGGCGGTGGCTTCCTCAGCGGCCACGTGGGCACGTTGCTCGGCCTCCACCTTTTCACGCTCGGCACGCTCTTGGGCCAGCTTCGCGTCGATCACTTGTTGCTCCGCAGCCTTGCGGGCACGCTCTTCGGCCTCGGCCACAAGGACGCGCTCGCGCTGCTCTTGCTCGAAGGCCTCGATCTGCTTGCGTTGCTCGAGCATCACCCGAAGCGATTCGATGGCCGTCGACCACACTTGCGTGGCCTCTTCCAAGCGATCGCCAAAGGCTTCGGGCATGGGCCGCATACCGGCGAACCCATTCAACTGCGCCTCGATGGCGCTGGCGCTCTTGCCGAACACAACGGTGGGCGCAGCCATGAAGGCGGCTATGTCGGCGGCGATCCGAGCGGCCCGGGCCTCTTCAGCGGCCTTGGCCTCGGCTTTCTCGCGCTCGATGCGCTCCTGCTCGGCTTCCCACGCATCCAGCGGGGCACGCAGTTCGTCCCGCAGGGCATCGAGGCGCTCTCGAAACACCTTGCGGCTGGCATCGATCTGCTTGGGCAGTTCCTTCATCTCGGCCACCAAGTCCTTGCCCACCGTGTCGATGTAGGTCTTGGTCTGGGCCACCTTGTAGGCAAGGCTGGCGATCTCCTTGCGGCCCTTGGCCGTGTCGATCGTGCCGACCACTTCCTTGCGTGCCTTGGCCTCCACACGGGCCAGCACGGCCTCGATCTTTTCGGGGGTGGTGAACACCTCGAGAGCCGAGGTGGGTCTGATCTCGACCAGTGAGTTCTCGCTCATGCAAGCACCTCCGTGAGAACGGGGGTGATCTCCACGGCACCGGCCACCAGCACCAAGGTGCCGTGACCGCCGAGGACGTTTTCGATGAAGCCCTGCGCCTGTGCCCGGGTGGCGAAGTTCTGGGGCGAAAGCAGCATCTCGCCGCGCTGGTTCTTCTGGGCCACGAAGAACGTGATCAGTTGAGGGCGGTTCATCGTGTGAGGCCCTCGATCAGCATCCATGCCAGCGAAAGGCCGATCGCCAAGGCCAGCGCCACATCACGCACGGGCGTGGGGCGGCGGTTGATCATCGTTTGCTCGATGCTGCGAACATCGGCGTGTATTGAGTGGTGGTTCATTGCGTTTTCTCCTGTGTTGCCCGGTGCCTTTGTTGTCACCGTGGTGATACTTTAACGCAGATTCACACCGCTTTGCAAGTTTTTTTATCAGAGGGGTGATAATTCCCCCAAGAACCAAGGGGAAACCATGCAACACACCTCACTCACCGATACCGGCCACGGGCCTTACAAGCGCTACCGCCAACCCCTCGTTTCACCGAGCGAACTGGTGTTCAAAGCCTCCGGCGATCAGTTGACCAAGATCGAGCAGTTGGCCGATAAGCTCGAGCCGGGCCTCTACAAGGCGATTCTCATGGGCCTCACCACGACGGCTGAGGCCATCGACATGAACATGCTGATCGCCGCGCTCGAATCGGGCGATGTGGGCAAGGTGCTGGGCTTGCTGGCGCTGGACAAGGCCGCTGATGCCTTCGCCGCGCTTCAGCCTACGGTGCAGGCCGGGGTGTACGCCGCAGGGGCCTATGCGGCCTCGCAGATCGTGCAGGCCACCGGGGCCAGCTTCAGCTTCGGGCAGTTGAACCCGCGCCTGATCTCATGGCTTCAGGCCTACTCGTTCAACCTGATCCAACAGATCAACGACCAGACCCGTGATGCCGTGCGGCAGTACCTCGTTGAAGGCATGACCGCAGGCAAGAACCCCAAGGTGGTGGCCCAAGAGGTGAAGCAGATCATCGGCCTCACCGAGAAGCAGGCCAAGGCCGTCCAGAACTACCGCAAGGAACTTCAGACCTTCCACCTCAAGCGCTCGGCTGGCTCCTACGGGCTGGGCAACAAGGTGAACCGAGTGAACGGCACGCAGGTGTCGATCACCGATGAGGACGGCCTGAACAGCGATGGCATCAACGCCCGCCGCCTGCGCGACTTCCGGTTCGATGGGCAACTCAAGACGGCCATGAACAGCGGCAAGCCGCTCTCCGAGGCTCAGATCGACAAGATGGTGTCGGCCTACCAGCGCAAGTTCTTGGCGTACCGCTCACGGACGATTGCCCGCACCGAGGCGCTTCGCACCACGAACATGGGCATTCAGGACGGGTGGCGGCAGGCGATCGAGGCCGGGAAGGTGCCCGAGGACTTGGTGAGAAAGCAGTGGATCGTGGCCCGGGATGAGCGCTTGTGTGAGGTTTGCTCGCCGGTACCGAAGCTGAACCCCAAGCAGGGCGTGAAGATCGGTGCGCCCTTCAACACCCCCAAAGGCCCCTACAACCTGCCCCCTGTGCACCCGAACTGCCGTTGCACGGTGTTCATGCGCGTGTACGAACCGGCCCAACTCAAGGGCTGATCACATCCCCGCCTTGTAGACGGCCCGGGCCAGCTTCCGAAGGAGCGCCGCAGCCGCCGCAAGGGCGGTGCTCGAGCGTGGGGAGACGGCCCGCTCGCCCAAGGCGTCGAGTTCACCGGCTATGCGCTCGAGCGCCCGGTACACATCGAGGTCGGTTTTGTCTCTCACCAGAATGATGGGGTGGCGATAATCTCACCATTGTGACAGGAGCGCCCATGACCATCGAAAAACTGGCCGAACTGAGCCAACGCATCGCGAAGATCAACGCTACCGCAATCGTGCTCTCCATGCGACTTGCGAAGGCGTCCGACAACACCCACACGCCGCCCGAAGGCGTCCGCAGTGCGGCGGCTCGAGGCCTCGAGTTGCGGCAGAAGTGGAAGCGCGGTGGCCTCTCCAACTCGCAGGCCTCCGATCAGGGCATCGGCTCTGGCGTGCAACGGGCCACGAACCTGAAGAACGGCGACGCGCTCTCGCTCGCCACCGTGCGCCGCATGAACGCCTTTTTCAGCCGCCACGCGAAGAACTACGCCCCCGACAAGAAAGAGGCCGACGGTGGCCCCACGGCGGGCACGATCGCTTGGTACCTCTGGGGCGGCAACGCCGGGAAATCGTGGGCCGCTGGCGTTGTGGCCGCAGCCGACAAGGTGAAGAAGGTCGAGGGTGCCTACGTGATGGGCGACGGCAAGCCGCCCGCTCAGGGCAAGTCGTTCGTGCAGGGCGATGGCAACGCCTACGGCGTTCAGAAAGACGAAGGCGCAACCGGCCCCGGCCCGGGCGATGTGCACGTGCCTGCACCGATGGGCGACACGCCTCCCGCCAAGCCCCGCCGCCGCAAAGCCTCGAAGAAAGCCTGATCCATGAACAACACCTCCCTGAAGGCGCAACTCTCCATCCTCAAGGCCAAGGCCTTGATGCTCAAGGCCATCAACCGCTGGCCCTCCGGTGCACCGCAAAGCAAGGGCGGGCAGTTCGCCCCCAAGACGGTGGCCGGTGGCCTGCAATCCACGCCCTCAGCGGCCAAGTGGTCGGCGGGCGGTGCCAACAACACCTTCCAAGAAACCGGCTGGGCAGGCTCCGGCATGTGGGCCAAGCCGAGTGCACCGCCTCCCGGCTCCAAGCCGCACACGCAACTGAACGATCACGGCAAACCCGTGACGATCAACGTGCCCAGCAAGCCCTCGCACGCCTCCACGTGGACTGATCCGGCCAAGACTGCCTCGTTCGTGCCCGGTGGCGATGCGCCTGCCATCCTGAACGGCGTGCCGATGAAGGCGTGGAACCCTCCGAAGGACGGCTGGGCCAAGGTGGGCGGTACCGACGAATCTCTCGAGGCCGACTTCCCCTTCGAGCCGCACCGCACGAAGAGCACGGGCGCTGGCGTGCTGATCGTTGAAGACGATGGCCGGGTGTGGCTCACCGCCCCCACCAACAGCTTTGGCGGCTACAAGAACACCTACCCCAAGGGCACCGCTGAATCGGGCCTCACATTGCAACAGAACGCGATCAAGGAGGCCTACGAAGAGACAGGCCTCAAGGTGAAGATCGTGGGCGTGCTGGGCGATTACGAACGCGACACCTCCAAGGCTCGCATGTATATCGCGCAGCGCGTGGGTGGCACGCCCAAGGACATGGGCTGGGAATCGCAGGCCATGCGCCTTGCCCCGCTCAAGGATGCCCACGTGCTGCTGAACAAGCCGCACGACAAGGCGATTCTGGACGACCTGTCCAACATCATGGGCATCTCCAAGGCCGCAGGCGCTCCCGCTGGCAAGGCCAAGGGCGGGGCTTGGGAGACGCAACCCCGCTGGGAAAAGGGCACCGCGCTGGGCGGGCAGTGGAAAACGATGGGCGCGGACGGCATCACCCAAGCGCCCGTGATCGCCGGTGGCCTCGAGGGCAAGAACTCGATCTACCAGAAGGTGGCGAACGCCGCCTACTCAGCCGCGCAGGCGGGTGATCTCACCGCGCTGCAATCCGCGATCGACAAGTACCAAGGCCACGCCACCAAGTTCTCCCAAGGCGTGAAGAGCAGTTCTCACGTGAAGTGGGGCGCTCAGGTGCACCAGTTCGCCACGCAGGCCGCTGCCGATGTGAAGGCAAAGACCAAGGCCACGGCGAGCGCCGATGCGATCCAAGGGCCGGTGAAGCTCTCCGAGTTCAAGCAGGTGGGTGGCAAGCCCGGTGGCTCGAACCCCGGTGCGCTCTACAAACACCCGGACGAGCCGAACAGCATCTATCTGGTGAAGGGCAACAAGCAACTGCAAACCGGCAACGTGACGGTGGCCGTGAGCGATGACCGCGCCAAAAACGAGGTGCTCTCTTCGAAGCTGCTGATCGCCGCAGGCGTAGGCGCTCCCACGATGGGGCTGGTCGATCTGGGCAAGGAGCACGGCGGCGGGCTTGGCGTGGCTTCGCTCATGGTGAACGACGCCTACGGCTTCAACCCGAACTCGCCCGCGCACGTGGCCGCTGCACAGGCCGATTTCGCCGTCCATGCGTGGCTTGCGAACTACGACGTTCTCGGCATGGGCTTCGACAACACCGTGGTCAAGAACGGCAAGGCCATCAACATCGACCCGGGCGGTGCCCTGCTCTTCCGTGCCCAAGGGATGCCCAAGGGCTTTGAGCATGGTGTGAAGAACGGCGTGCTGGATGCCACCGCGCCCGAGTTCGAATCGATGCGCGTGACGACCTCCGAGCAGATCAAGGTTTTCGGCTCGATGACCAGCGAGCAACTGAAGGCCAGTGCCCAGAAGCTCGCCAACATCGATGACGCCACGATCGGCAAGCTGGTGAGCACCTACGGCCCGGGCGACGACAAGGCCAAAGCCGCGCTCACGCAGAACCTGATCGCACGCCGCGACGCCATCCTCGCCAAGACCGGCATCAAGGCACTCGCCCCCGTTGGCGTAGCCGCGCAGCCCGCACAGGCCCCCGCCGCCAAGCCCAGCATCCCGAACAAGGAGAAGCTCAAGAGCATGGTGGACACGCTCACCGAGCAGGGTAAGCAGATCGTGAGCCAACTGCCAGCGCAGGACAAGAAGGTGTCTCCGCTGGCGTTGCCAACTTCCGCAGCCAGTATGCACAAGACGCTCGCTTCAGCCATCCAGTTGGCCGCAGACAAGGGCGACCTCGAGGGGCTTGGCACCTGCGCTGCGACCGCAGGCATGAACATGAACGTGGCGCACAAAACCAAGAACCAGTCGGAACTCAATCTCGCCACATCGATTTACATGCACGCCGCCGATCACATCCAAGCGGCGAAGTTCAAGATCGAGCAGAACGCCAAGAAGATCGCCGAATCGGCCCCCGACTACATGTCAGTGTTGTTCTCGGGTGGCGTGAGCAAGCCCGAGTTCAAGGCCGTGAGCGCCAACGTGATCAAGTTCTACGCTGCTTTGGCCGATCAGGCGGGCGCACTGCACGCAAGCGGCGATCTCGCAGGCCTGAAGGCCCTCGCCACCGACAAGAAGAACGGCAAGTATTTCACCAGCCACGCATCGCCCAACTCGAAGCTGCTGCAAACCTACTACGCAGGCCTCACGCAGGCCCTCGAGGGTTCAACCGCAGCCACCGTGGTGGCAACCGCGCAGGCCGCGCAGAAGGCGATCAGCGAGCCGCTGCCCAACCCGCCCAAGCCCAAGGAGGCCAAGGCACCGAACCCGGCCATGCCGAACTTCGATGCCTACAAGCTGCCGCCCACCAACTCCAACGCCGTCTCGCACAACCCGAAGGTGGAACTGATCGCGGCGCTCGCGGCCAAGGGCGACGCAGCCGGTATCGCGGCCCTCGCCTACGGCACCAACACCTACGGCAAGAAGCAGGCGGCTCTCGCCAACAGCGCATTGAAGGCGATGGGTTCGTCTGCCGTGGTGGCCCCGGGCCAAAAGAAGAACTCCAACTCGGCCATCACGGGTGGAGCGACGGTGCAACAGGTGCGAGCCGCTGCCACCGTCGTGAAGCAGCCCCAGCCGCAGCCGCACCCCGCAACGGTGGGCGGCAAGCCGGACATGACGAAGCTCGATATGAGCAAGGCGGTAAGCCCGCCCAAGCCCACGTTCGACAAGTCGTCCAAGGCGCACGTGAACGAGCAGAACAACGCCCTCGCCAGCAAGGTGCAGGCGAAGTTCTTGGCGGGCAACTACCACGACCTCGCCTCGATGACGTTCGATGTGCTGGACAAGGAATCCGGCAAGGTGGTGGGCCAGAAGCACATGGCCGATCACCCGGCCAAGGACATGAAGGCCTACTTCGACGCATCCCTCGCGGTGATGCGTGAGGTGGCCTACCCGCCGCAGCCTCTGAAGCATTTCGATGCCACGGCGGCGAAGAGCCTTGCCGATATCGCCTCGGCCATGCCGGGGAAGAAGTTTGGCACGACCGTGAACAAGGTGAAGGCCAACGAGAAGTTGGGCTTCTGGGTTGCGCTGGGCAAAGTGGCCGAGCCTGAGCGCTTCATGCCGAAGAAAACCATGTCGGTATCCGATGCGGCGATCAAGCAGGCCTACACCGATTACGACACCAAAACAAAGACGAACAAGCTCGCCAAGGCCTTCATCAACGGCATTCAGGCATCGGGTTCGTACAACGATCTCTTCCGCGACGGCAAAGAAACCGATCACGCTGGCAACAAGCTCGCCGATGTGGCGAAGGCCGCGCTCGAGTACGCACAGGAGAAGCCCGAGGGCACCACGGTGCACCGCTGGCAGCACATGAGCGCCGACATGATCAACAAGATCAAGCAGGCAGGCCCCGGCACCGTGTTCCAAGCTACCGGCTCGATGTGCACCTCCATGTCGCCCACGGCCACTTCGCACTTCGGCCCGCACCGCATCAACATCGTCTACGCCAAGGGTGCAAAGGCGGTGGACAGCTTTGGCTCGGGTGGCTTTGCCTCAGAGAAGGAGATCACCACGCTGCCCAACAGCCGTTTCCTGATTCAGAAGGTGGAAGAGGTTCCGGGCAAGTCCGGCAGCGGCACGCGCATGGAGATCACTGTGCTCATGCTGCCTCCCGGCGACCTTGGAATCTGATCGTAAGTATCTGACGCAAAAGGCACTTTCCACAAAAGTATCACAGGGGTAACATCACGCCATGACAATCGATCCACGCACCATTGAAGGCTCCCCTGAGCGAGCCGCCGATCGAGGCCGCGAACAAGGCTTCGAGTATTTCGCCCAAGACGGCCAACAACTCGCCTCAGCCGAGGTGGTCGAGGGACTGGTTCGCCAGTTCATCGGCGAGTGCATCGATGCACGACTGGCAATCCATGAAGAGCGCTTCACGCCCGAGCAAGGCACGAACGCGATGCAGGATGCCTCCAAGCGCTACGCCGCGATCTTCATGGGCAAGGACAAGGCCTATGCCGCCTCACCGTGGAACACGCCCGAGGCGCTCGGTGCTCACATCGCGGCCAACTACGAAGGCGCAGGCGACAAGGATGCTGCGTGCGAAGCGCTCTTCCTGCGGCTCGCTGCCGACACGATGAAGATCGCCAAGGCGCACGAAGAAGATGAACTCGAGGATGACGCCGCGCAGTTCCAACTCGATGCGCTGGTGGAAGATGCCGTGATCACGTTGCTCGGCTTGCCTGCCGAAGCCGAAGACCCCGAGGGGGAATGACCCGTAACCCATACGGACGTTATCACATCCGTATCACTGGAACGCCCTAATGTCGCCCGTTTGATCCTAAGCAGCCCCCGGCGCTGATCCAGCACCCCAAACGCCCCCGCCTCACTCAGGCCGGGGCGTTTTCTTTTGTCCCGTCACTTGAGCACTGCCCGAGAATTCCGGCAATCGTTTCAAGGGAACGCATGGACTTCAACTGCACATTCGAATTCGCAAAGGCCGAAACCGACGGCAGCTACGTGCGTGGCTGGGCCAGTGTGGTCGCCGTGAATGGCGCACCGGTCACAGATACGCAGGGCGACATAATCTCGATGGACGAGTTGCGAAAAGCGGCTCACAAGTTCATCTCCGATGCTCGAGTGGCGAAGGCGATGCACGCAGGGCAACAGGTCGGTGATGTTGTTGAAAGCGTGATCATCGATGACGAATTCGCCAAAGCAATGGGCATCTCCGACGGCAAGCGCGGGTGGTGGATCGGCATGAAGATCAACTCACCCGAAATCCGCAAGGGCGTGCGCGAGAACAAGTTCCGCGCATTCAGCATCGGTGGCCGTGGCCGTCGAACCAAAGTGGAGCAGTGATGCCGCAGAACCTCACAGATATGACGATCGAAGAGATCAGCCTCGTTGACGATGGTGCCAACGAGGATGCTCGCGTGGTGATCGTCAAAGCGAAATCCGGCCAAACCGGCCAAGCCGCGCAGGGGGGCTTTGACCCCAGCAATCCAGACGCAGCCGCTATGGCTGCGGCTTCAATCAAGGAGTTCGAGATGGACATTGAAACCCTCTCCAAAGCTCTTGACGATGCTGAAGCCAAACTGGCCGCTCTGGAAAAGCGTGCCAGCGACGCAGAAGCCTCTCTCAAGGATGCCGAGGAAGTGATCAAGTCGAAAGACGATCAGATCGCGGAAATCACCAAAGCTGCAAACCCCCCTTCCGATGAGGAAGTGATGAAGGGCTTGCCCGAAAGCATTCGCAAACGCCTCGAGGACGCTGAAGCCGTAGCCAAAGCCGCTCAAGAGGAAGTTGCGAAGGCCAAAGCTGCTCAGGAAGCTGCCGAGTACATCGCCAAGGCGAAGTCTCTGGGCGCACCTGACGCCGACAAGGTGGGTGGCTTGCTGCTGCGTGTTGCCAAGGGCCTCACGACCGCAGACGACGCCACCACTCTGGAAACCATGCTCAAAGCCGCGAACGCGCAGGGTCAAACCGCCGCTCTGTTCAAAGCCTTGGGTTCCGATACCGCCGCCGATGCTGAACCCGAAGCCATGCTGAAGGCCAAAGCCGACGAGATCGAGAAAGCTGCCGATGGCAAGCTGACCAAGGAACAAGCGTATGCGAAGGCCGTGGAGCAAAACCCCGCGATCTACACCGCCTACGTGACCAAGCGTCGCTCGGCCTAACCCCCACACCCACTTAGGAGAGCACTCAAATGGCTTACCAAAATGTTTCCCACCACTGCGTGTCTCTGGTTGCCGCTGGCGACCTGAGCACCAAGCAGTTCTGCGCCGTTGGCGTGAACAGCGCTGGCAAAGCTGCCATCGCGGACGCTGACGATCAAGTGATCGGCATCGTGCAAAACAACCCCGCCGCAGGCCAAGCCGCGACCGTTGCCTATGGCGGCGTGTCCAAGGCGAAGCTGGGTGGCACCGTGGCCGCTGGCGCTCGCGTCACCGCGAACGCCTCTGGCGAGATCGTGGCCGCTTCCAGTGCTGGCGATGCCGTGATCGGCGTGGCCCTGACTGGTGGCGCTTCCGGCGAGATCGTTTCGATCCTCGTTCACGCATTCCCATTCGCCGTTCTGGCGTAATGGATCAACTGACTAAGGAGATCGAATCATGAATCCCACTCCCGGCGACGTTCACGTTAACACCCCGCTGACCAATATCAGCATCGCCTTCCTGCAAAACGCAGCCAACTTCGTTTCGAGCCGTGTGTTCCCCAACATCCCGGTCACGAAACAGAGCGACCGTTACTACGTGTACGAGCGTGGTGACTTCAACCGCGACGAGATGGCCGAGCGTGCTCCCGCCACCGAATCCGTTGGCGGCGGCTACAAGCTGGACAACACCCCCACCTACTTCGCCAACCGGTTCTCCTTCCACAAGGATATCCCCGACGAAGTGCGTGCCAACGCCGATGCAGTGCTGAACCCCGATCGTGAGGCCACCGCCTACGTGACGCACAAGGCCCTGATCAAGCGCGAGAAGCTCTTCGTTCAGAAGTTCTTCCAAGCTGGCCTGTGGGGCGTGGACTACACCGGCGTGTCGTCCAACCCTTCCGGCGCGAACTTGCTGCAATGGAACGACGCCAACAGCACCCCGATCGAATCGGTTCGTGCTGCCAAGCGCTCCATCGCCGAGCGCACTGGCTTCGAGCCAAACAAGCTGGTTCTGGGCCGTGCCGTGTACGACGCGCTGCTGGATCACCCCGATATCATCGACCGCCTGAAGTACGGCCAAACCGCCGGTGGTGTTGCCAACACCTCCACCAGCGACCTCGCCGCCCTGTTCAAGGTCGAAGAGATTCTGGTGATGAACGCCGTGGAGAACACCGCCAAAGAAGGCGCTGCTGCTTCGCACAGCTTCATCGGTGGCAAGAACGCGATGTTGGTTCACGCCGCATCCGCTCCCGGCCTGATGACCCCCACCGCTGGCTACACGTTCTCTTGGACGGGTTTGCTGGGTGCCGGTGGCGAAGGCAACCGCATCAAGTCGTTCCGCATGGAACAACTGGGTGCCGATCGCATCGAGATCGACATGTGCTTCGATCAGAAGCTGGTCTCGGCTGATCTGGGCCAGTTCTTCAGCGGCATCGTCGCCTAAGCGATGAAAACCAAAGGCGGGGGCTTCGGCCCCTGCCCTTGTGGCCTATGAGCGCCACGCCCTTCATTTGAAAGCTGCCCATGCAAGACCGTTACAACCGACTTCCCTTTTCGCCCTCCTACGAGTTCCGAGCCACCCGCGCCTTCGTGATGCAGGGGATCGAATACACGATTGGGATGCCGATCGACAAGGCTGGCATCGAGACGCGCCGTTTGCGCCAGATGTACGACAGCCGAATGATCGAAGCGATTCTGGATGCGGCACCGGCTGCACCGGCCCCCGCGAAAGCACCAGCCAAGAAGGCTGAAGCCAAGGCCCAGAAGGCCGAAGCGCCAAAGGTGGAGGCAACCCCCACCGAGGCAAACAAAAGCGCCCTGAGCGTCGATTACCGTGGCTTTGGCCGGTACTTCGTGATCGATGCAGAAGGCAAAGAAATTTCCGGGCCTCATTCCAAGGATGAAGCCCACAAGCTGGCGAAGTGAGGTGAACGATGGCTCTGATCGTGGAGGACGGCACCGGCCAAACTGAGGCCGAGAGCTACATCACCGTGGATCAGTTCAAGGCCTACGCCGATGGGCGTGGCTACGACTACTCCACCGTCGCCGATTCCTTCATCGAGCAGAAGCTGCGCCTCGCCAGCGGCTACATCGATTCCCAATTTCGCTTCAAGGGCAACCGCAAGACCGGTTCCCAAGCGCTCGAGTTCCCCCGCATCAACCTGATCGACTGGTCGGGCTACGACATTCAGGGCCTGCCCAAGCGCGTGAAGGATGCCTGCGCTGAACTGGCGTTCAAGGCCCTCACCGCTGACCTGTACGTCGATCAGAACCGTGGCGGCAAGGTGAAGAGCGAATCCGTGGGGCCTCTCTCCGTTACCTACGCCGACGACGCGCCCACGGGCACCGTGTGGCAGTTCGCGTGGAACTTGCTCAAGCCTTACGTGCGCGATCCCGAGGTGCGCGGCGTGCCGTTCTTCGGTGCCGAGGATTCCAAGCCGTACTTCCAAACCGGCATGACGGACAACCCCGGCACTTCGCCGCTCGATCCCGCTGGCTTGCTGGGGCAGGTGTAAGGCATGGGCAAGTTCGCAGGCCTTCAGTCCACCGCCTACGGGTTGCTCGCCTCCAAGGGTGCACCCGTGGTGGTCACGCGCCTGCGTCACTCCAAGGGCTTCGACCCGATCACCCAAGCCGAAACCAAGACCCGCCTCACCGAGACATTTGCTGGCATCGGCCTGCCGATGGGCAAGGCGCTCGAGTACGACGGCGGCACCCTGAGCATCGGCAACGGCCTTCAGTTCACCCTCGCCCACAAGGCCACCCCGAAGTTCGAGCCTGAACCCGGCGATCAGATCGCATGGGCGGGCCGCAACTGGACGGTGCGCCACGTGAACCCTATCAACCCAGCCGCTGACGGCGCGGTGCTCTACACCGTGTTCGGGGAGCGGTGATGGCGAACGGGCGCGAGTTCAAAGCAAAGCTGGGCGCATGGGCCGCGAAGGCTGGCGAACAGCTTGATGGCCTCGCACGCCAGTCGATCCAGCAAATGTGCTTTCAGGTGGTGGTGGACACCCCGGTCGACACCGGCTTTCTGCGCTCATCGTGGCAACCGTCCATCGGCACGCCCAAAGCAGGCTCTGGAAAAGAGTTCGGCATGGGTGGTTCGGGTGCTTCCGCAGCCGCCGCGAAGGCTTTGGCCTCGATTGGCGTGACGATCACGGACATGAAACTCGGCGAAAAGTTCGTTCTCTCGAACAACGCCAACTACGCCTTGCACGTGGAGTTCGGCACCACAAAGATGAATGGCCGCTTCATGGTGACGGACAACGCGAAGCGCTGGCCCCAGATCGTGAGCAAGACCGCAAACGAGTTGGGGATCAAATGACGCTCACCGTGCACGCAGACCTTCGCGCCGCCTTCCGTGAGGCGCTGCTCACCATCAAGGGCCTGCCCGACCAGCATTGGGAGGCTCGCCGGTACCAGCCCACCAAGGGCACCCCTTATGTGAGCGAGCAATTCCGCCCGATTTCATCGGTGGTTCGAGCCACCGGCATCGGCGGCACGATCGCTCACACGTGCACCGCCAACTTCACGCTGCACTACCCCGCCGACGAAGGCACGCTTTCGATCGATGTGATGGCGGCGAAAATCATGGACAAATTCAGCCCCGGCTCTTCGCTGGCTTACGGCGCTTCAACCGCAGTCGTAATTCAGGCAGAACGTGCACCTCTGGTGCAAGAGCCGGATTGGATCAACTGCGCGGTGATCATCACTGTGGTGGCGTACACAAGCAGGTAAAGAAAGCCGATCCGCTTTGCGGGAAACATCAACTTAGGAGAGCATCATGCCCTTGCAATCAAACGTAAACGTATCGGTACGGTACGCACCCGAAAACACTTTCGGCGTCGCTGGCACAAGCGCCCAAGCGCTGCGCCGTGTGTCGTCTTCCCTGAACCTCACTAAGGATGCGTTCACTTCGAACGAAGTTCGCACCGACCAACAGGTGTTCGATGCTCGCCACGGCGTGCGTCGCGTGGCTGGTGGGATTCAAGGTGAACTGAGCACCCAGACATGGGATGCCTTCATCGAGGCCTCCCTGCGCGGCACGTGGGCAACGGGCGGCACTGGCTCCAACACCCAGCACACCAGCCTCACCGTTAGCGGTTCGTCCTTCGTGGCCGCTGCGGGCAGCTTCATCACCCAAGGCTTCAAGATCGGCGATGTGGTGCGCTTGGCGGGTTTCGCGCACGCCAACGTGGGCAAGAACTTCCGCATCACCGCGCTCACGGCCACCAACATGACCGTGTTCCCAACACCTGCCGCGATGACCGCGCAGACCACGTTCACGATCGCCACCGCTGGCAAGAAGGTGACCACGGGCGTGCAGAAGCGCTCCTTCACCATCGAGCAGAACTACCCCGACAGCGACTTCAGCGAGTTGTTCCTCGGTTGCCGTGTGTCGTCCATGAGCATGGGTCTGCCGCCCACGGGCATGGCAACCATCGGCTTTGACTTCCAAGGCCAAGACGGGCAGAACCTTGCCTCGCCCAACGCGCCCTACTTCGCCAGCCCCGCCACTGAAACCACGACCGGCATTCTGGCTGGCCTGAATGGTTCGCTGCTGATCGATGGCGCTGCCAGCGCGATCGTGACCGGTCTGGATTTCCAAGTGCAGAACAACCTCTCGAGCCAGCCCGTGGTCGGCTCGCAGATCGTGCCGGAAATCTTCTATGGCCGCACCGTGGTGACCGGCAACGTGAGCGTGTTCTTGCAAGACGAGAACTTCATGAACGTGTTCTTGAACGAGGAAGAGATCGATATCGTGGCCCAACTGGATGCCGCAGGTTCGACCGACTTCATGTGCGTGGCGATCAACCGTGTGAAGTTCACTGGTGCCAGCAAGACCGTCGGCCCCGATGGCGGCGTGATCGTTCAGTTCCCCTTCCAAGCCTTGCTCAAGAGCGGCTCCACCGTGCACGACACTGGCTCCTTGGTGATCCAGCGCAGCAACGTGTAAGCCCTGCTTACACCATCCCACGGGGCGGTCGGTGAAGAGCCGCCGCCCCTTTTCACTTCATCTTCCACTTGAAAGCTACCAACATGGAATTCGCACTCGACGGCATCGACACCAAAACCCTCTCCGAATCAGGCGTGGATGTGGTGATCAAGAAACTGAACTCCAACGAGCCATTGAAGGCCGCAAACGGCGAGATCGTGAGCATCAAAGTTCTCGGCCCCGACAGCGGCAAGTACCGGTCGCTCTCGCGCACTCAGATTCGCAAGCGCCTTGCCAAGCGAGCCGCAGGCAATACCGAGTTCACCGATGCCGACATGGACGAAACCGACCACGATGCGATGGAAATCCTCGCCGGTTGCACAGTGGGCTGGAACGGGATTCTGGACAAGGCCGGGAAGCCGATTCCATGCACGCCTGAGAACGCGCTGAAACTCTTCGAGAACTACCCCGTGGTGCGCGAGCAGGTCGATCTCTTTATCAGCGAACGAGCAAATTTTTTGCAGGCGTCGTCCAAAGCCTGATCGATTTCGCCAAGTACCAGTTCGGTCTCAGGAAGCGAGCCAAGGATGGGAGCGCGGTTGCTGACCACTACGCAGCCGTCGCACGCGCAACCGGCAAGCCGGTGCAGCAAGCCCCAACCCTCGCCCCTGAAATGCGGCCCTTGTGGTGGACGTTCATCGCGCTGCACAGGGCACGCAGTGGTGGCGGGATGGGGGTGAACCCCATTCAGTTCACCGAGATCGAGGCTTGGTGCCGCCTAAGTCGGGTGGCATTGGAGCCGTGGGAGGTCGATGTGATCGGTTTGCTGGACGACGCCTATTTAGAATCCACACAGGAATGACAGGAGCGTCGCATGGCCGAGCAATTTCACCTTGGGTTTGATATCGATACGAAGCCGCTGGCAAACGCCAAGACGGCAGCGGCTGATGCGGCCCAAGCCATCGGAAAACTTGGCGATGCCGAGCAGAACCTGAGCCAAAAGTCGGCTCTCGCAACCGAGCAACAGAAGAAGCTCGAGGATGCGATCAAGAAGACGCAGCAAGCCGCAGCACAGAACCAAGGGGCGCAACAGTTCGCCTCCGACATTGGCCGCATGACAAGCGCGATGGGCGGCGCTACAAACGCCGCCGCAGCCATGAGCGGTGCGTTGGGCAGCGGCAGCGGTGGCGGTGGCCTTGGGAGCGCTTTGCAGGTGGCCGCAGGCGGCTTCGGGCGCATGGCCTCGGTACTCGGCCCCACCGGCATGATTCTGGGAGCCACGGCGGTGGCAATCGGCGTCGTGGGCAAGCAAACCTACGACGCCGCTGCCGCACTCGCCAAGTTCGCCGACGACTCGAACCTGATGGAGGCGCGGCTCAAGAATGCGCTGGGTTCCACCTACGCTGCCCGCGATGCGATGCAGTCGCTCTACAAGAGCACGCAGGACACTGGTACCGGCTTCGCTGCCGCCGCTGATTCGTTCCTGCGGCTGGCCCGCAACTCTGAAGCGCTCGGGGCCACCCGCAGCGAGATTCAAACGCTCTCCGAGACAGTGCAGAAGCTGGGCCTGATCTCCGGCGCAGGCCGAGGCGAGATTGCGAGCGGCATGATCCAGTTGTCGCAGGCGCTGGCCTCGGGCCGTCTGAACGGCGATGAACTGCGCTCGATCATGGAGAACTTGCCAGCGCTCGCCAAAGCCATCGCTGATGGCCTCGGCAAGTCCGTGGGCGAGATGCGTGCGATGGGTGCCGCAGGCGAACTCACTGGCTCGAAGGTGTTCGCGGCCATCCTCAAGCAATCCGACAAGGTGAACGAGGAATTCAAGACGCTGCCAAACACAGCCGAGCGCGAGTTCCAGAAGGTGGGCGATGCGTGGGATCAGTTGCTCGCCGACATTGGAAAGAAGACCAACTCTTCGGATTGGGTGCAGGGCATCGCCCGCATGGCCCGCAGCGCTATCAACGCCGCTCGAGGTGCCATGCCCGACAACAGCCCGGGCGGTCGCCTTGCCGCCTTGGATCAGGAAGAAGGCGACATCAAGCGCTTCGCCATTGTGGATCGCTCCGCACGGCTTGCTGAGATCAAGGCCGAGCGCGAGCGCATTCAGGATCAGGCCCGTCGCGATCTCCGCACGATGGAGAACGACACCGCACAAGAGGACTTGATCAGACAGAACAAGCCGATCCTCGATGCAAGTTCGATCTCCAAGGACTTGGACGACCGTGCCTCGAAGATCACCGCCATCACCGGAAACATCAAGCAACTCGAGGCCGGGATCGCCGCGCTTCAGGCCAAGCCTTTGCTCACTGAGGCCGAAACCAAGCAACTCGATCAGTTCAACCGCACGCTGGGGATCGCCAAGAAGCAACTGGACGACACCAAAACGCCCGTGCAATCGCTCGCCGACGACTTTGGCAAGCTCAGTGCAGCGATCGCGCAAGGTGGTGGCGGCGGGGCCACTGGCCTGATCCAGCAAGCCCAGAAGCTCTCCGAATCGATGCAGAAGATCGGCATGAGCGGTGGCGGCGCTTTGGGCACGCTGATCAATCAGGAAGTGATGAAGGGCGGCGATCAGCTTCGCACGCTCGGCATTCAGGTACAGCAACAGACGGCGCTCGCCGCTGCCGTGGGTGGTACCCGCGAGCAGACCCGCGAGTTGGAGATCAGCAACGAGTTGTTGCTCAAGCGCTTCCAAATGTTTGGCGACCTGAAGTCGCCCGTGATCGACGGCTTCTTCGGAAAGCTCACGATCGCGATGCGCGAGCAGAAGATTGCTGCCGACGCTGCCGCCGTGGCCCAAGCCAACTACGCCAACGCGCTCGAGGCCTCGATCAACAAGGCCCAAGGCGGTGCCGCAGGCAACTCGGGCCTGCAACGTGCCATCGCGGCCTCCATGCGGGCCGCTGAGGCCGATCGGTTGCGCCCGGGCACTTTCGACGGCGAGATTGACAAGTTCAACGCCATCGAGGGCCTGAACGCGCAGAACCAGATCGCAGGCATCAAGTCCAACACTGAACTGCAACGGATTCTTGGCGGCTCGATGGGCAGCGACCGCGAGCGTCAGTTGGCCCAGCTTGAGTTCAACATCGCAGCGGCCCAGCGCAACCTCACCCCGCAGGCCCGCACGCAATACGGCGAATCATTGGCCGGTGAGATGCGTGCACAGGACTCGGCTCAGTTCAATGCCGACCGCGCCAACGAAACCCGTGGCCTGCAACGCCAGATCACAAGCGGACAGCGCCGTGGTGGGTTGATCGGCCTGCCGCCCGATGAACTGCGCGTGCAGACGGCCATCCTCGAGAAGCAGCTTCAACTCGAGCAACAAGGCCTTCAGGCGGGCCAAGCGCAGTACGACACCCAGATCGCGCTTACCGAGCAACTGGCACGCCAGAACATCGCCTACGACAAGCAACGTGCTCTCGTTGAATCAATCCACGGCTCGATCGACAGCGTGGCTTCCACGGTGAAGAGCAGCTTCGCGGATTCATGGGTCAAGGCCTTCAAGACCGGCGAGTTCAGCGCCAAGGAGTTCTTCGGCTCAATTGGCGACATGGCCGTGCGTGCCGGTGCCGAGATGACCTACGAGATCGCTATCAAGCCGCTGGTCGCGTTGGCCGCGAACGCTGCAAAGGCTGGCATCACGCAGTTCCTCGGCATGGGTGGCGGGGGTGTTGGCGGTGGCTCAGGTGGTGGCGGCTTCATCGACGCTGGCTCCGTGCCGGTCGGGCCAACCTTTGCCGCCAACGGCATGGCCTTCGGTTCAGGCGGCATTAAAGCCTTCGCCAACGGCGGCACGTTCACCAATGGCCTGTACGACAGCCCGACGCTCTTCCGGTTCGCGAATGGCGGCGCATTGGGCGTGATGGGCGAAGCTGGCCCCGAGGCCGTGATGCCGCTGCGCCGTGGCCCGGACGGCAAGCTGGGCGTGTCCGGTGGCGGTGGTGGTGGCGATGTGCAGATCATCGTGAACGACATGCGCTCCGGCAAGGACAGCGCCCCGGTGGAGGCATCCAGCATGACCGGCCCGGGCGGGCTTCGCCAGATTCAGATCATGGTGCGCGACGAGATTCGCCGGTCGATGGGTGCGGGCGAGTTCGATCGCACCATGCAGACCAATTTTGGCGCAAGCCGACAGATCGCGAGGAAGTAAATGGCAAACGCAACATGGCCCGGCACGCTCCCGGCTTACGTCTTTGAGCAAGGCTACTCAGAGAAGTTGAACGATCAAACGATGGAAAGCCCGGTCGATGTGGGTTCGCCCAAGATTCGCCGCCGCTACACAAAGCAGATTCGCACGTTCAGCGTGCAAATGCGCCTCACGACCACGCAGAAGGCCACGTTCGAAGGGTTCTGGCAGGACACGCTCTTGGGCGGCTCCCTGCCCTTCGATTGGGTGCACCCGCTCACTCGAGCCAGCACCAGCTTTCGTTTCCGCAAGCCCGCCCCCTCCTTCACCAGCATCGGCGGCTCTGACTCGATCGTGAGTTTTGTGATGGAGACGGTCTGATGCCACGCACGCTTTCGAACACCGCGCTCGCGTCGATCAACGCACAGGCCACAAGCGAGGTTTGGCTGGTGTTGCTCACGATCTCGCACCCGACGATTGGAACGCCGATCAGGCTGGTGAACAACAACGAGAACGTGACAAGCCGCAGCAACACGTACTTGGCGTTCCCCTTCGAGATCGAGTTGCCCGGGGAAGACCCCGATCAACCTCCAAAGGCATCGCTTCGGATCGACAACGTGGATCGCCGGGTAGTTCAAACGATTCGCTCGATCAGCGCACCGCCCACGGTGACGGTCGAGGTGATTCTGGCCTCGGCACCGGACAACGTGGAAGTGGCGTTCACAAACATGACACTGAGAAACGCCCAATACGATGTTGGCACGGTAACGGGAGACCTCACCTTCGATTCGATCTACACCGAGCCGGTCACGCTCACGATGACGCCTAACCGCTTCCCGGGGATGTTCTGATGATCCCGGTTTGGTTGAACGAGTACATCGGCATCCCGTACCGGGAGAACGGTCGCGACAGGGACGGGTGCGATTGCTGGGGCCTTCTGGCCCTGATCTACGAAGAGCAGTTGGGCACTCCGTTGCCCGAGTACAGCGGCAAGCGCTGGCAGCACGGCGGCAAGGCCGATGAAGTAGGCCCCGGT